TGGAGTCTGGAAGTGGGTGGACACTTGCTTCTAATGCTGCAACTGCACAATACGCTGGGGTATACACAATTCGGTACAGTCTTCAGTTTATTAACACGGCAAACGCCCAACATTACGTAACAGTTTGGCTCCAAAAAAACGGATCGGACGTAGCCAATTCAGCAACTATTTTTGCTGTCCCATCCCGTAAGAGTGCTACCCCAGGCGAAGAAGGCTATTTAGCCGCTTATTCTGAAGCTACTTTTACTGTAGACGCTGGAGACGATATAGAACTTTATTGGGCTACTGATTTAGCCTATGACCCCGTAACGCCGCTTGATGGGGTTTATATGTTCCATGACGCTGCCCAAGCCTCCCCCTTCGTTAGACCTGCCATACCGTCAGCAATTGGTTCCATCACTTTCGTTTCAGCCCCTGTTGTTTAAACGCATTAGGACATAAAATACTGCCATGAACACACTACCCCAACTCTCTCAAGCGCTGGCCTCCCAGGGCCGGTATGGCGACTCCACTCTTGTGCATATGACCCCACAGGAAGTCTCTGGGTTACAGGCACTGGCTAGAAGTCATGGAACAAGCCTGACTATCAACCCGCAAACCGGGCTACCTGAGGCTTTCAGTCTTAAAAGACTGCTCCCAACCATAATCGGTGCAGGCCTGACTATCGGTTCAGGGGGGACCCTCTCTCCTCTTATGGCTGGCATGATGACTGGCGCTGGTTATGGTCTGGCTACAGGCGATATCAAACAAGGCCTTATGGCTGGTCTAGGGGCCTACGGTGGTGCTGGCCTAGGAGCAGGGTTTAGTGCCGCTGGTGCTACTCCAATGGACCCAACAACTTTCTCAGGGATTAATCCATCTGTTCCTTATGACCCAGCAACCATGGGATTCGGGGCTGCGCCACCTCCACCAACTATTGGTCAAAACTTTGCTCAGGCTGGCAGAGGATTTTCTAATGTGTTTAGTGGTGGCGATGTTGGTGCTCAAGCTAGGTCTGCCTTTATGGGATCTCCTGCGGTAGCAGCAGATGCTGCCAAAGGGATTTCTGCTTCTTCTGCTACAGGTGTTGGAGGTCTTACTGGCCTTGCAAAATATGGTGCCGCTACAGCCGCTCCTATGTTATTTGGCGGGGAAGAGGAAGAAGAAGACCTCAAGCGTCATGAGCACTACCTACGTCCCTATGATTTAGATATCACTAACGTCTCTGGGACTTACGATCCCCTTGAGTCTTCGCGTGAGCGTGAACAGCTTAGTTATAACTTCCGCGCAAGAGAACCGATTCGCATTGCTCAGGGCGGTGCTATTCGTTATCAGGAAGGCGGAGATGTCACCCCAGCAGAAGCTGATGTTTATCGGAACATAGCCAATGTTCAGCAAATGGCTGGAATAAGACAAATGCCAATGGGTAACGTAATGGCAAGACCACAGTTTACGTCTTACATGGATTACAACCCTGCGACTATGAAGCCTTTCGAAGCACCACCAATGATGGGTTCTAATGTTGGCAGCAGTTTTAGATCTCAGCAATATGATGTTCCGAGATTTAAACCTGAAGATTCAGTTTCTTTTCGTGATATCCAAGAGAAAAAAAGACTTGAGGAGCAAGGTACTTTAAATTCTGACCTTTCTAGTGGTTTTTATGGTGGCGGTTCAGTTAGATACCAAGAAGGCGGATTAGCAGCAATGATGCGTCCAGAGGAAGCAATGACTCCGCCGATGGACGGAAGGTTTCTTCGTGGCAATGGAGACGGAATGAGCGATGAGATTCCGGCTAGCATTGAAGGAGAACAAGACGCTCTTCTCTCGGACGGTGAGTTTGTAATCCCTGCTGATGTTGTTTCTCATATTGGTAACGGTTCTTCAGAGGCTGGTGCAAAGATCCTTTACCAGATGATGGATCGGGTTCGTAAAGCAAGAACAGGTAAAGAAGAGCAAGCAGAAGAGATCGATGTGGAAGAGTTTCTACCGGTATGATGTTTGTTTACGAAGATGTCAATGGATTGGAATTTCTGGATGAACTAGAGAGCATCTTTCCTGAGCATTATGAAGAGCTATGTGTTACCAAAGATTTTCCACTTGAGCCTGACTACGAGGCATACAGAAACTTAGGTCGGGCAGGTATGTTGAGATGTATAACCTGTAGAGCAGACGGTATTTTGGTTGGGTACATTGTTTTTATAGTGCAGCCTCATCTGCATTACAGGTCTTGCAAGACTGCTTTCGAAGACATTTATTACGTGAAGAAAGAGTTTCGCAAGGGTCGTATAGGGATCAAGCTGTTTCAGTACGCAGAAAAGGTTTTAAAAGAGTTCGGTATCAATCGAATCATCATGCACACGAAGATTCACCTGGATAACTCCAAACTCTTTGAGTATTTAGGCTATAAGCACACAGACAAGCTTTATACAAAGCTTCTGTAACGGAGATTCGATATGAGATACAACCACTTTTCAATGCTACCCGAAGAGGCGTTTAAACCTCGTAACGGTAGGTATGGCATGACCTTGGAGGGTGGGTCCTCTTCACCCCCTCCACCTACCCAGACCTCTCAGATAAGCATTCCTGAGTATGCACAGCCTTACATGGAGCGTCTGCTCGGTAAGGCAGAGGCTGCGACTGAAGCCCCTCGTCAAATTTATGGTGGGGAAAGGTTTGCTGGTGCTACCCCTCAACAAGCTCAAGCAAGATTCGAAGCCTCTCAGATGCAAACCCCAGGTCAATTTGGGGTTGGAACGGGGATGGTTGGTGCAGGTGGACTAAGGAGTCTTGCGTCTGGGCAAGAATACATGGGGATGGCAACAGACCCTTCTGCTACAGCGGCATTTATGTCTCCTTACATGCAAAATGTCGTTGACATACAAAAGCAAGCTGCGATTCGTGACGCACAAAAGACACAACTAGGTGCAAATTTAGGTGCAGTCCGTCAGGGTACTTATGGTGGTGCTAGGCAGTTGCTGGCTCAGACCGAACGTGAGCGAGCTTTAGGTGAACAGTTGGGTGATATTCAAGCTCGTGGATTGCAGTCGGCGTTTGATCAGGCCAGACAGGCACAGCAGTTTGGTGCTGAACTTGGATTAAAAGGCACCGGGCAAGCAATAGAGGCTGGCAGAGGATTAGCTCAGATCGGTCAGGCAGAACAGGCGGCTGAACTTGAGAGACTAAAGGCACAGGAAGCTTTTGGAAGTCTGACTCAGGCAGACCGTCAAAAAATGCTAGACCTTCAGTACCAGGACTTCATGGCGCAACAGCAGTTCCCATTTACTCAGTTGAGTTACATGGGTGACATTCTTCGTGGCATTCCCGGAAGATCTGTCTACGAGTATCAGCAACAGCCTAGTGGGTTGCAGCAGATGGTAGGTCCTGGACTGTTAGGTCTCGGGATGTACAGGGAGTTTATGCGATGAATATCATTCAACTTTCGGAGCAACTGAAGGATGTCCCGGATAACTTTCTCCTTACAGAGGTTCAAAACCCAACGGGTTCGTACCCAGCGTATTTGGTTGTATCAGAACTCACACGCCGCAAGAGAATGCGGGAAGGTGCTGTTAAAGAGGCTCCACAAACCACGGTCGTAGAGGATCTGACAACACCTCAGCAGCCTATGCAGCAGCCTATGCAGCCTGCTGGCCTAGGGGCGCTTGCACAGCCCGGAGAGATGGCTGCTCAAGATGTTGGAGTGATGGAAGCTCCAGATCCCATGGGGCTTGGTATGCCTATGGATATGCCTATGGAACAGCCTCAGATGATGGCTGGAGGCGGTCTTGTGGCTTTCCGTGACGGAGGTGATGTTATTCGTGCTCAGTCTGGAATGTTTGTGGACCCAACCCAGGACGCGACCACATTTGAAGAAGAATTTGAACGTTACCGTCCAACAGGTCTTTCCCGGTTGATTGGTGGGCCTCAAGGTATCGGTGCTAGCAATGTTCGTTATCAACTCGGTCAGCTTGGCTACTCCAGAGCAGAGATTGACCAGATGGACCCAGGGATGCAGAGAATGATTGTTGCTAGGGCACAGATCCCTGAGGATTCCCCTGCTGCCCCTGCCCCTGTCGTTGCTGCTGCTCCTCCTGCTGCCGCTCCTTCAATTGATGAGACCCTATTGCAAGAAAGAACTACCCCCCGTGGTTCTGGTTCCGACTCCAGGATCATGCAAATGATCTCTGGTGGTTCTGCTCCGATTGCATCATCTGATCGCGCTGCTGGCATAAAGGAGTTAGGCGAAATGCTTCCCGACACTGCTACTCCATTGATGCAGAAGATTATTGATGAGCAACGGGCAGGGATGGCAGGAAGAAGGGAATCAAACCTCAATATGGCCCTTATACAGGCCGGTTTGGGGATGATGGCATCTCCTGCTACCAGCGGTATTCAAGGGGTCGCAGAAGGCGGTTTAAGCGGTCTGAAGGCCTATAGAGAGGGTATGTCAGAGATTCAGAAGAGTGAACAACTGATGCAAGCCTCTCAGCTTGAGCTAGCAAAAGCACAAGACGCTAGGTCTCGTGGTCTGTTTGACCTTCAGCTTAAGATGGAACAGAACGCTGCTCAACTAGCGCATCAGGCTAGGGTAGCTGAACTTCAGGGCGCTCAGATCCTTGCTACCCTGGAAGCTGCAAGGATTCGTAGCACCAGAAGTCTTGGGGATGTAACTCCAAGCCCTTCCGAGATGAAAGCAGCGGAAGATCTTGCTGATAAGCGAATTATGGAATTGGTAACCCAAGGGAAAATTAAACCAGCTTCTCCTGATGCTGCTGCTATGAAACAGCAATTGGTACAGCAATACCTAATTCAATCAGGTAAGGTTTACATGCCTATGTCTACCAGCGCAGGACCACAACAATTTAATTTTGCTGATTTAATGGCACAACCGTAATAGGACAATAAATGGCCTATAGTCTTACCCTGCCCAACGGGGCTGTTATCAACAATATTCCCGATAACATTTCCCGTAATCAGGCTATGGACATGCTGAAGGAGAAGATGCCTGATGCTTTTCCACAACCGCCTGGAGTGCTATCTCAACTTGTAAGGTCTCCAATAGAGATTGGAAAAGGTTTTATTAGAGGGCTAACAACAGACCCATTGTCTGGTATTAGTTCTTTGGCCTACACCGGCGCTAGGGCTGCAGGGGCTGAACTGACGCCATTTGAACAAACAGCTTTTGGTCGTGGTCTAGGAGAAGCACAGACAGCGCTTGCTCCTAGCGACACCGGAATGATTACCCAACTCGCTGGTGGCTTAGGTTCCTTGGCTTCCTTTATCCCCGGCGGTCTTCTCAAGGGTGGTATCAGACTAGCCACTCTGGGAACTCAGGCCGCTGGTCTTGGTTCTGAAGAAGCTAGGGCACGTGCAGAACAGGCAAGACTAGAAGGTAAAGAGGTAACACCAGAGCAACAGTTTATTTCTCAAGTAGGTGGCACTGGCATAGGTCTTACTGAGCTAGCACCAGTCGCTAATTTGATTAGGCCTATTGAAGCTGTTCTTCGGGGAGTCAAGAGAAGCGATGCAGATGCAATTGCACCTGGGCTCTTTAACAGCGCTAGAAGAATTCTGGAGACCGGTGGCATTGAAGCGTTCCAAGAAGGAATGGCTAACATCATGCAGGATCTGGTCCAAAAGGGTGTCTATGATCCCAACCTTGAGGTTGGTGAATCCGCTCTTGGTGATGCTGCTATGGGTGGTGCTGTCGGTTCTTTTGCACAGGGTGCCATTGAACTGGTAACTCGTGGGAAACGCCGTGATATCTATGAGCGTTTAAAGGCACAGGAACGTGAACAAGAACTCCAAGACAGACTTGCAAGGCTCCAGTCAGAAGAGCAAGAGCAAATCGCCAGAACGAAGGCAAACCTCGGGGTACCCGAAGAGACTCTACTGGCTCTTCCCGCCCCAGCCGCTCCGGTCATTGATGCGCCAACGCAAGACCCGCTGGCAAACCCGCTCGGTAACTTCAGTATCGATGAACTCACCACAGGAATAAGCGACTTCATCAATGCCAAGAGAAAGAGGGATGGGCAGTCTATTCTTGACTCCTTCTCCATCGAGGACATTGCTGACGCAGGTGCCCCCCAGGCTGAGATCGATCGAATCATTGCCGGAAAGCTGTCCCAGCAGGGGGTCAATGTTGAGGAAGGGTTAGCTCAAAACCCTTCAGAGCAGGATGTCAGAAACCTTGCTGAATCCAAGGGAATCTCTACCGATACCCCTGGGTATAGGCACTTCCTCAGCAGAACCACAGGTGTCGAAGACTACGGCTCTATGAGCCCGATGCAGCGTCTGGCTGCGTTTACTTCTTTGCAAAATGTCGAGGAGGGCGGAATCCTCCCGCTGGGAACCAACGCAAAGCGGTTCACAGAGCAACAGTACGACAAGGTCAAAACAAGCATTCCTGACCTCTTTAAGGACTCAGATACCCTGAGTCCAACTAGTGTCGTTGAGAAAGTCAAGAAGATGACTGGCTTGAAGAGCGACCGTGACGCTCGTTCTCTTCTCGACACTGCCATCCGTAACGGGGAACTTTCGACTGCCGCTACCCCTGTCTATGAGGTCATCAAGGACGGCGTCATTCTCCGGAAGTACAACACCAGGAAAGCGGCGGCAGAGGCTGCTGATCGTTTAAACGCAACAATCAGAAACTCCACGGTCACAGAGTTCGCTCTTCCCGGAACCCTGAAGGAACTCCCAGGTGGGCCAGATATCCGGGCAGGAAGGTTTGAGGCGGGGGTAGAACCTGCCGGGTTTGATATTAAAGATGCTACCGGCAAGACCCTAGGTGGTGCTGCTACCCAAGCAGAGGCAGAGGCCAAAGCTACCCGGTTTGCTGCAACGCGACAAGGTGAGGCTAACCGTCTTCAGGAAGAGATCCAGAAGATCAAGGAGGGTGTTGCTGGAACCCAGCAGAGATTGGAGGCCATGGAGGCTACCGGTCAGGCTGGCACTGTCGGGTTTACCAAACTCCAGGCCGATGCGTTTGCTCAGGCTAAGGAAGCACAGCGGAAGATTGAGGAGCTATCAGCACAGCAGGCAGCACTTGCAGAGCCTCTCTCTATCAATTCAAAGGGCACTAGACCCGTCAGCAGGGAAGGCTACACCTTCTTTCAGGACGGACAACCCAGGGGTACCTTCCCGACCAAAGAGGCCGCTGAAGAGGCTGCAATCCAGTCCTATGACGACTCTTTCCTAGAGAGGATCGCTAACAGTGGAGACCAGCAGCGTGGACTGATGCCTAAGCGTCTGGCTGCTATGGCTAGAAATGAACTAGCCAGAAGGCGTGGAGAGCTACCTCAAGGGTTTGGGATTCAGTACACAGGAACCCCGGAGGAGGCTGAAGCGAAGCTTTCTCAGGCTGGAGTCTTCACCGCCAAAACCCAGGAACAGATCCGAGAGCTTGAGAAGAAGCTTCTACCGGCTATGAAGAAGCTTGGGCTGGAGAATGTTGGTCTGAGGATCATCAAGGCCATAGAGAGCGGTCAGGGGTCTGCTGATGGCTTCTATGCCTCCAGACTCATCACGATCGCCCTGGATGCTGTTGACCCAATGGGAACCCTGCGGCATGAGTCTATCCATGCCCTGAAAAACCTTGGTGCCTTTAAACCCAATGAGTGGAAAGTCCTGGAGAAGAAGGCCAAAGAGGAGTGGATCGACAGGTTCCTAAAGGACAGGTTTACTGCCCAAGGTGTTTCTCTCTTTGATGCCTATAAGGCTATCTATGAGCAGGATAATGGGTCTCTTGCCGGGTTTGATGAATACATCACCGAAGAGGCTATTGCTGACGCTTTTAAGTACTTCAACCAGACCAAACCCCCTGCAGGCTTGATTGCTAACCTGATGTACCGTTTAAAACGGTTCTTCAGTGCCCTTGAGAATGCGTTTAAAGGCCTAGGGTTCCAGACCGCTGAGGATGTGTTTACACGCACCGAAGAAGGTAGATTGCAGGCTATCAGTCCTGCTACCCAATCTGGGGCTGGTAAGTTCGGCTTAAGAGCAGACCAGTCAGCCACCATGGAATCTACTGGGGATAAAACTCCACTGAGCATAGATGGCATCAGGATCTATGAACGGGAGCTTCAAGGGCTTATTAAAAAGGTCGGTGACAGGATCGCTGGCATGGACTCCACCAAGACCCTGGAGGATGTCCGTAAGGCCGTTAAGAAGCTTCAGAGCTATACCAAGCAGGGATTAGAAGGCAAGGAATGGTACGAGCGTTCTGCTCAGGCAGTCCTGGAGGCTTTCAATGGTGATCCAATTCTGGCAGAGAAGTTCTTCCAAGTAATTGCTATCACTTCCGCTAACACTGAGGTAGCAGCAAACTTCACCAAGGCTTCTAATGCATGGGAGCAATTTGCTACCGGTCGTCCCATCAAGGCTGGAACTAAACGGGAAAACGATGCAATTGATGACCTTCTGAACTTCGGTTTGGATTGGGACGGAAGAAAAACCAACACCTTCTATATCAACCTCATGGAAGCCATGGAGGGAACTGATACCGGAAGGTCTACGATTGATCTGCACATGTCTCGTATGCTGTTCGATCGGGACAGCCCAACTGATGCTCAATATCAGCTTGGTGAGAACATGGTTCGACTGCTTGCATCTAAGATAGGGATACCCGCTAGACAGGTGCAGGCCGCTTCTTGGGTTACCCAAAAAGCCAAGAAGATGTTTGATGATTACAGAGAGCGCGGCTTGAAGCGGAACATGTCCGATGAAGAGCTACGCAATCATGCCTTCCAAAGAGCCCTTATGGACTATGCCCACTTGAGCAAGTCCAAGGGGTTCAGTCCCACCGTTACCCCAGAGCTTTTAGAACCCTCTGCGTCTAAACGGGCCAGAACTCAAGTTGTTACCGGGGAAGTTATTCCAACCACCAAAGGCTTTATGTCCCAGGTGGCAGAGCTTCCCATGAATATCAAGGAGAAACTTACCAAGAACATCATGAATGAGTCTTTCATTCAGGACATTGGTAAGGCCCTGGGATTGACCAGCAAGATCCGAGTTGCCCAGGGAACCGGTGGATATGACGGCGGTATCTCTCCGAATCTGATTGTCAGGCTTATCAATCCCGATCCTGCGGTAGCAGTTCAGGAAGCCAGAGACCTGTCGGATGCTATGAGCTATGTCTTCCAACAAGACGCAACTCCATTCTTCCGGGCAGATCCGGCATTGTTAGGTCAGGGACAGTTAGGCTATCGCTTCCGCTTTGGAAGGGCTGAACTGACGCCAACCCAGGAGCGTAAGATCTTTGCTGCTATGCGGGAAGAAGTAGGGAACGATGTTGGTTATTCCAAGACTAAGGATAACGACATTGTGGTTATCAATTACAGGGGTGAGGATGGCAATCCTTTCCTGACGGATGACAACAGTTTTGCTGACGCAATGAACAGGTTCCGCGAGAAGGCGGATCAGATTGTTCCTATCGAAGATGCCAGTGTTTTTGGCGCTGAATCGGAGTACAGATACAATGAATGGAATGAACCCACTACTGGACAAAGTATTATCGATGGGCTTCAGGGCCGCAGACCAGAACGACCCAATCTATCAGGACAACTTACAGGTCTTCGTGACGCCTTCGTCAAGCAGGCTAGGTCTGCCGTCCGAGAATCCGGAGGGACTCCCAGATTCCAGCTTCGATCTTCAGAATTTGTCGGTGGACCCGGTCCAGATGGTGGCCTCGTTCTCGGAACAAAACAGCCTGGAGCAAAATCCTTCACAGGAATCCACTACGGAAAACAACAGGTAAACACCCTTGCTGGTTCCAGGTACGGGACTGGCATCAAAGGGCAGGAAGCAGCCCGTCTAGCAGAGTCTAAAGACCCTCGCATCAAGAAGCGGGTCTACTTCTACATCCCATTCCCGCAAGGCATGATGCCCCCGGTAGAAGCCGGGTTAGGGAATTATGTTTATCGTCAGAGGTTTGGAAATATCCTACCCCCAGGCGATGAGATGACGAGGCTGTATAACGCCTCTGAGGGCGACTACAACCGGTTTGAATCCAGCGTTATCGATGCCGGGTACGATGGCTATGCAGTCCCCAACATGGGGATGATGGTCATCATGAACCATGATGTCCCTGTTGATTACCTAGGTACTCGTCAAGAACTCAAAGGTACCGTTAACCTTCTTGGTAACCAGTACTCCCTAAGGGCTGTAAACACACCAGAGTTTAAACAGTGGTTCGGTAGCAGCACCATCACCAATCCTGATGGTTCACCCAAGGTCATGTATCACGGCACTGCCAGGGATATTGAAACCTTCAAACCTAAGCAGGCTAATGCAATCTTTGTAACTAACACTCCAAAGTTTGCCGGATTTTTTACGGATAATTCCGAAATCTTTATGGCAAAAGAACTTTACGCTTCGTTAAGCGATAAAGAAAAAGATTCAATTACTAGCAAAGCAAAAAAAATTGCAAAAAAAGAAGGGACTAACATTGACGATGAGTTAATGAGTCTTTTAAGGGATCAGTTGCCTACTCGTGCAAACATCATGCCTTTGTATGTCCGGGCAGAGAAACCTTTTGATTACGAAAATCCGGATCATGTTTCTACAGTTCAAAATGCATTTAAGACTAGCACTTTTTATACTAACCTCACGAAAAACCAACGACCATTTTATGACCGTATTTATGACCGATTAGAAGATGGTGATTGGTCGGATATAGAAAACTCATCGGTTCAAAAAATTATTCGTGATCTTGGGTTTGACTCTTTCTATGTCAGAGAGGGTTACCAAAAAAACCTTGCTGTCTACGATCCAAATCAAATCAAGTCTGCTGTTGGTAACTTCGGAGCCTTCTCTCGTACCAATAACGACATCCGGTATTCGTTAGCACTGGCAGGTATCAACCCTCAGTCCTCTCTGGTTCCTGATGAGGGTGGTGACTCCCTTGGTCGTCTTGGAATGCAGCCACAAAAGCTTGGCGGCAGGCCTATCAATCTTCTGATCGGTACCCACAATGATCTGATCGATGAGCTTAAGAACGAGAAGATGTACCGCCCCGTTTCTTATGGTGCTAACCATATCCTGAATCGTGTCTTGAATAACCCCAGGAGAGATCCAGGTGGTGCTCAAGAGCTTCTGGAAAGGATTGTCCGTAAGGCACAGCAGATTGCTCGTAACTACAGCAGGGTCTACAAAGAGGGCAACAAGCTGATCTTCTTTGCTGGTAACGACAGTCTTATCACTATGGAAGATGGCTCTATCGTCACCATGTACAGGCAGTTCGATCCAGAGCGTAAGTATGGGAATCCGATCTGGTTTGGCAGAGCGCCTGCTGTTACCGATTCCAAACCTCCCAAAGGGTTACCTGTTCGTGAACGGGATGGTCTTGTCTCTCCGAAAGATGTTGAGACCGCAGAGAAGGTCAAGCGCGTTTACACACCCATGGATGTGGAAGCGCTATCAGCAGCTTATGTGGAACCCAAGAAGGGAACCCTGGGGCTGAAGAAGGTCTCTGCTCTTGAACCCACTAGAAAAGAAGTACCTTCTCTCAACAATAAATTGTCTCTTCGTGTTTCGTACGCAAAGGTCAACAAGTTCTTTGATGACCAAGAAAAAATCCCTATGTCTGAAGACGTTGAAACCATTCGGGATAGTTGGATTGGCGGTGTTTCAGGGGTTGGAGAGAGAGACCTTGCCTACTACTTGAATCAAGTGAATGGTGGACCTCAGTACGTCCAGCAAGTCCAAAACTTGGTTCGTCGAGATCTTGGCAATTCGTTTAAGGGCTACCGCTTAATGAGCCAGGAGGAAGTGGAAGAACTTCAGACTGGAGCGATGGGTTCACAACTAGCCTCTGTCAGCCTTGTTCCTGAGACTGCCCTTGCGCTTGCAAGCATCCCTCAGTACGCCAGAAGGCCAAAAGGTGATCTGGTAGTGGTAGAACTTGACCTAACACCAGAGCATGTCCAGATGGTTGGTCACCCTCCTGAGCGGGAACTTGTCATTGACTACGGGGTTGGATACAACCCAACCGCCATTGAACCAATGATCTCGCCTGTCAGATTCTCTTTGAGAGAATTTAGTCTTGATGATTTGCCACAAGACACTGATCGTGCTGTTTACACGCTACCTGCTGGAACCAAGTTGTACCACGGCTCCAACAAAGACACTGCCGCTGAAATCAAAAAGGCTGGTCATGTTTTACTGGCTGCTCCTCCGTATAAATCAAGCGGTGGATACAACACAGAAGGCTACCTTGTTTGGTTTGGCGACAAAGAGACCGCAGATTTCTTTGCGACAGGTCCGGAAGGACAGGCTCGTGAAGATCAAAAAGAACCGGGAGAGGTTTTTGAAACAGTTACCGATGAACCGCTAAAACTTATTCATTCAACCCAATACAAACTAGATGCTGATCAGGCAAAGAAAATAAATGATTTTTATGAGATGCCAGATTACAAATTATTTAAAGCGGGTGACTCACTTAGTTCAGTTAGTTGGAGAGTAACCTCAAATACCAATGCACTGAGAAAAGCAAAAAGTTACAGGGCCGAAGGCGCAGGAACACTGTACTCAGTCCTCAAGGACGTTGCACGACTTCTTGGGTTTGATGGTTACTACTACGACAATGGCATAGCACTTCCAGCAGAAAAAGGTATCTCGCTTGGTCTAACAGAGGCAGGTGAGTTTGTTGGGAAGCCAATGCAAAGGTTTTCTTTGCGCGAAAGCATTGACCCTACTGTCGTCAATGCTATCGATCGGACGACGACTACCCGTAAAGAGGAGGGGTTTGGTGACCGGATGGCAGAGGCTATCTCTCCTACAGGGTTCACTAAGTTCCGTCAGGGGTTCATCAACAAGTACGAGAGGATTGCTCAGATCTCTAGGACGGTAGCCAAGAAGTTTGGTGACCAAGAGCTACTAGCAGACCAATCAGCGATCGCAGCGGCATTGATGTCTGACCGTGCATCTGGGGTAGCAGCAGAAGCCTTCAAGAGAGGCATCCCGGTCTATGACAAGGGGTACACCTATGTCACCGACATGGAAGGCCAGCAGAAGGGCCTTATGCAGATCCTGATGCCATTGGCAGAGAGGGGAGATCCCTTCGTCTATCAGGCATTCCAGTTCTACGCCGCCTCCAAGAGAGGCAAAAGGCTGGATGCCGAAGGCCGCGAAAGACTCTTCACCCCAGATGACATGAAGAAGGCGGCATTGCTGGAGCGTGAGTTCCCTGAGTTCAAACAGGTCTTTGATGATTACCAGAAGTTCAACAAGGGTCTGGTGGATTACATGAAGGACACCGGTGTCATTGACGCTGAAATGGCTCGGAAGTGGACAGAGAACTGGGACTACATCCCCTTTTATCGTCAGCTTGACGGTGAGAGGACTGCAGGCCCGAACATCTTCCAGTCCATCGCGGGGGTAGCTCTGCCCAAGAAACTCAAGGGCGGAGAGGCTCCTCTGGCTGACTTCCTTGAGACCATCACCAGAAACACCAGGGCGGCAATCGAGGCTGGCATGAAGAATGTGGCAGCTAACCGAGTCGTCCGTGACATGAAGCGTTTAAACGATCCAGGCGGTACAGCGCCAATGATCGAGGAAATCAAGCCTGGACAAAGACTCGGACCTGATTCGATAACAGTCCGGGAGAATGGAAAGACCAAGAACTACCGGGTAGCAGACCCTCTCTTGATCGAGTCCTTGAAGGGTTTAAATATCCCTCAGCTTCCGTTCCTGGAGGTTCTGGCAAAGCCTGCACAGGTCTTGCGTGAACTGGTAACCAAAGATCCTGGATTCATGATGGCTAACCTCCTGCGAGATTCCTTGCAGGCATGGGGTATTGGTAACCAGATATTCCCTGTGGTGGATACCTTCAAGCAGTACGCGAAGGTTCTGGCAAACATGTCCCCTGAGGCCCAGAAGCTTATGAGGGCTGGTATCGGTACCGGTTACGAGTTTAAGGGAGATGTTCAGGCCACAACCGAAGAGTTTGCAAGACAGCTTCGGATAGCGGCAGGACAAAGAACCGGAGGAGAAAAGGCAGCACTTCCGCTAACCAAGGCATGGGATCTCTTAGACCAAGCCTCTACAGCTTCTGACTTAGCTACCCGTGCTGAGGTGTTTAAACGCACCATGGAGGAAACCAACGGGAACGAGGCTGAAGCTGTCTTCCAAGCTATGGAGGTGATGAACTTCTCCCGTAAGGGCTCTAACCCAATCATCCAGATTGCTGCTGCCGCTATACCGTTCCTAAACGCCCGTATTCAGGGCTTGGACGTCCTCTACCGGGCTGGGACAGGGCAACTATCAGCCCGTAACGCTGCAGCCCGTCAGAAGGCCTTCTTCGTTCGTGGTATGACCATGATGGCTCTCTCCTCTCTGTACTGGATGCTGGCATCTGAGACAGAGGAATGGCAGACCGCAGAGCAAGAGACCAGAGATAACAACTGGATCATCGGGCCTGTCAGGATTCCTATCCCGTTTGAACTGGGCGTGATCTTCAAGGTAGCACCTGAGAGAATCCTGGAGTACACCTTCGGGGATGACACGACCAAGGACCTGAAGATGTCCTTTGTCAGGAACCTCACCTCGACCTTGGCTGTGAACCCCATTCCTCAGGCAATCCTGCCGATCGTTGAGAATGTTGCTAACTACAGCTTCTTTACCGGTCAACCCATTGTCGGAAGGGGGCTTGAGGATGTCTCTAAACCTTTCCAGGTCAATACCGGAACCTCCCTCTTTGCTTCTAAGGCAGGGGAGTCTTTGGGTCTCTCCCCGGTTCAGATTGATAACCTGATTCGTGGATACACAGGAACTCTGGGAGGTTATGCTGTCATGGCCTTAGATGCTGTCATGAGAGGCCAGGGAGATCCAACCAAGGCCACCATGGGGGCTGAACAGCTACCGGTAATAAAGCGGTTCTTTGCTTCCCCTGAAAGCACCGGAACTGTGACCCAGTTCTATGAACTGAAGAACAAGCTTGATGAGACCACCAGGACAATCAACTTCCTGGAAAGGGCCGGTAAGTTTGACCAGATGGCGGAGTACATGAAGGAGAACGCCATGATGGTCTCCATGACCCCCTACATTCGAACCCTGGAGAAAGAGATGAATATGCTCAGGGATACCAAGAGGGTGGTTAACAATTCCCAGATGGAGCCTGATCAGAAGCGGGAGGTTCTGGATGCGATTCGTTCTGCTGAGGTGAACCTGACTCGGAATATCCAATCAGTAAGGAAGCTTGTTGATTAGCTAGCTCCTTGACCTGCTCAAAGAGATCCCATTCATTTCCGTACCTCTTTTCAAACTCCTTCTTCCAGGGGTGCCTAGAGACGCATTCCGGGGTGTTTAGACCAGACCTGTGGTGCTCCGGGCAGAGGGGGATGGTATGAAAGTCATCCACCCGGCGGTTGCCGTTCTTGTGGATGTGATGGATATCAGCAGGGGTTCTAACCCCATACAGGTTCCAGCAGACAATGCATCCGATGTCCTGCAGAACCCTAAACCACCTCTCCCTCTTCATACCCTTAAATGCTCGACCGCCTGCTTGCAGAACTCTGGGGAGAACTTCGCATAGACCCTCTCAGTGATCTGAGAGTTCCTATGTCCCAGAATCCTAGCAATCTGGGTCATTGGGACATTTTTCTGGGCCAGATGGGTAGCAACTGTGTGTCTTAGGATATGGGGGGTGATATCTAATCCAGTGGATTTCATCAGCTTTGCCCAATCAGAGCGGAAGTCATAGACCCTCTTTCCGCCCCGGTGGATCACCCAGGGAGAGTCCTGCTCTAAGCCCTCTAGGAGGGTTCTGAGGGCCTCCGACATGGGGACGGTACCTCTACCCTTCCTACGGCTTGCAAAGGGCATAGAGGGGTCATTGAAGTCCACCAGACCGGTATTGAAGTCCACCTGCTCCCACTTGAGAGACAGAATTGCCTCCTTCCTCTGACCGGTCATCATTGCTATCCGAATGAATAGATCTACCTCAGGGAATTCTACTGAATGTTTTAACAGTAGTTCTACCTCTTGGTGGGTTAGGAACTTGGATCTCGGTGGTGGAGAAGGAAGCTTCTGGATGATGGGAAGGAAGTCCGTCATGCCATGTTTAAACGCATACCTCAGGGCGGATTGGAGCACCCCCAGTTCCCGGTTGATGGTTCCTGGGGATGCCTTCCGATAAGAGATGTACTTCGGGACATATCGAGCCACATCCCTCAGTTCGCATTTAAACCCTCTCTCCAGTTGCTTCATGGCAAAGATAGCCCTCTCGTAAGAGGGCGTCTGCCTGAGGTGCTTCTCGTAGAAGGAAAAGATCTCTTTCATAGATTGTCTTTGGAAAACTTCTCTGACCACATGATGATCTTGATCGAAGCCCGATTGATGTCCATCGACATCTTCTGGACATACTCGGCTTCCTCTTTGGTAAGGGTAGCCTGACCGCAGAGGTGCTGAAGCTTTGCAAGGTTTCCTTTGATCACCTCGACAGACTCTGCGGGGTCAAACACAATCTCTATGTTCATTGGGATACCTCAATGAGTTTGTCCAGGTAGTGACGGGCCTTCTTCAGATCCTCAATCCCGTTCTTGTCTTTCCAGCGGCTGACATACTTGATGACATTGCCTTCCATGTACCCGATCTTATTAGCGATGATGTAGTCCCAGGTCTGGATAGGCATCTCTTTGTAATGACGACCACCCTCCTGGATCTCGTTTGCTGGCACAGAATCTTGCTTAGGTGACTTCCGTAGCTTATAGACGGTAGCAATAGAGACTTTAGCTTTCTTGGCAATCTCTCTGGCTGACAGTTCCGGGTTGTTCTCAATCAAAGCAATAAGACGGTTACGTTTGGTTGCACGGTTCATTTTAAGTTCTCCTGAATAGGTTGTTTGTTAGCCCAGATTGTTAAACATGCTTGCTCTAAGTCCCAAGATACTGGGTTTAAACGTAGAGCATCCTTCAGACCTTGGTTGTAAGCGTCAATGATGTTTTGTGGAATGATGTCTTCTTTAGGGTCTGCTCTCATCTTTGACATGCCAATAGCAATCAAGGATGTAAGGACTACCCCTACAAGAACACCGCCAAACCATTTAGTGTTGTCTTCCATCTTTTTTAGCCTCCTCAAACTCTCTATCTAAAGTATCAGCAAAATAAGACAAGAAATGTTTCTTATCGTGTTCAGAGTCAGCAACCACCTGACATAGCAATCCAGTTAACGCCGGGATCAGGTTGTCATGGTTTTCGTCTTGAATGATTTCAGATATTTTGTCGTAGAGATACCGATACCTCTCGACACTCGGCCCCTTCTTTTCGTCTGTCATTTCTCTTCCTTTCTGGTTTTATATCTGTAACTACCTTTAAAAACTGAGCCATAGAGCAGCTATAGATCCTGTCACTGCCGTTTGAAAAAAACACCTTACCAAGGAATATCTTTACTATCCTCCTGTGACTGAACCTCGTCTTGCTGGTTAGTTTCTTCGGGTAGTACGTCTTTCCCTCTACTATCTGTAACGGCTCTCTCTTCATGACGAATCTCCGCTTGAATGGATTCACAGACAAGCTCCCCGAAAGATCTTCCTGATGGGAACATCATTTGGGCACCTGGATTGTTCATAGTGATTTCCATAGCTCTCTTTAGGCCAGCATTGAAACCCTTGTTAAAGGGATCGTTTAAACCAGCCATCTTTGCCTGCAGTGCTTCTCTTGCTATCTGACTTACTGTGGATCTCCTGGACTTCGCAAAGGTTTTGATCTTTGAGATTTCCTTCGGAGAGACATAGATCATCAGTGGTGTGACGTTTTTAAAACGGGAGGTCTTTGAATTTCCACTCTTCATATTCTTTCACCATGTTGTCGAAGGTTTCTTGTGCTTCCTTATTGCCATTGAGTTCTGTCCTGGAGTCGATTCCACAGAGTTCGCATAAGGCATCTGCTGATCTCTTTTCAAGCTCCTTGGCATCGAGAGTGTCAAGACCCTCTAGCTGTTGCCATTCCCAGAAGCTTGAGTTCCTGCACAACATCCCAGCTTTCTTGACTCTGTTCTCGTAGACCTGAGCGTTCTCATCATCGTTTACACGTGCCATGCCAACCATGTAACGAGCCCCGACAAAGTCCCGAAGAAGCTCTTCGGGAATCTGGTCTGGATGAATCCTCAGGGTCAGAACATATCCGGTAGCGTCTTGCTTAAGTGCTACCTTCGATGCCTCAAATCCCAGTGCATTCATGTCATCGAGTCCTTTAGTCCAAGTTGGTTTTCAAGGTAAGAGATCACAGCCCGGTAACCGATCTCCTTTTTTTTCAAAGATTCAGCTTCTTCAATCCAGGTTTGAATGATTTGGTTCAGATCATCTATCTCTTCTTGTAAATCTTTAATGTCTTTGGTTGTTGGTTTCTGTATTTTCTTTTTCATGGCTCACCTCAAAAAGGGATGTCAGCGTCAGGATCGGAATGTCTCTCTTGCCTCTCTTCTTTCTTGTAGTTATCAACCGCGAGAGCCAGAAAGGTCTTGCCATTCTTGGAGGTCTTCTTCCAACCGCCGATCTTGAACTCCACATGACCATCAACGATCTGCACTGTAGATAGGTCTAGGTAAAAACTCCCCACATAATCCGGAGCCTTGGAGCTCTTCTTTGCAAGGGCAGCAAACAAAACACCTGAGTTTGGATATTTCTTGTCCATGATTTTTCCTTTGTTGGTAATTAAAGATGTCTAGCTAATAACTTGGTAGTCGTGATGAATGAAACCCTCCTCTTTGATTTTGTGTTTGTTGATGGTGCATGAACGAACATAAACAACCTTGCCACTCCTGAGTCTTCTTTGGTGTCCTCTACGGTCATGAGGCTTCGGGCTGGCGTGAGTGCCGCCTTGAGGCGCTACCTCCTTTCGTCTTGGTTCAAGATCAATCTCAACCGTTGTCCACTCAAAAAACTGCCGCTTACCTTTCGCTCTGCGCTTGGCGTTGTGATGATGGTCTCTTAGCTTTGCACCAATGATCTTGCAACCTTGCGCCGGGATGCCATAACACAGCAAAAAGATTCTGGTCATAACGAGTTCAGCGGTATTGGCATATTCTTCGTCAAGCTTTGATACATCCTTTGGGTCTACATTTATCGCTTTCAAATATTTCGGGTGAAAACGCACCGTAAAGGAATCTTCATAGTTGAAATTCTCTTTGAAGATTATCGTGAACGCTGGCTCTGCAAGGCGTATCATGAAACCTTTGATAGTAAGTTCTGGACCGTTGCGATCAACTAATACCGGGTATGGAATCGAATGTGAATTATTTTCTGGTGACTTTATCGTGATAATCAGACCTATACGATCAAAGGGCATAGGCAAGTCTGAAATATTTTTGTTCAGGCTTTCCAGTGGATTTTTACTCGTCCACTCAGAAAAAATAAACCTGAACCCAGACTGCTCTGTCACATCAAACCAGACATGAGAGACCGGGCTGACTGGCAAAAGAGACACATACTCCGCGACGATGGGGCTCATGCTGGTCCCCTCTAACCTCCCTTCAATCCGGTCTTGCAGTACTTAAACACGTCCAGAATTTCCTGGTAGGTCTTTGCGTCTTTCTTCTTCAAGACATTCAGGACAGACTGGTTTGCAGACCAAAGTTCGGTCAGTTCCGCAACACTGGTGCAGGAACGGGCACACTCGATGAAGCTGAAAGCTTCCCAACCCTCTGGGATAGTGTCTTCAGATTTCTTCTGGGTGTCAGGGTGAGGAGCGCGGGGTTCCTCTTTAACCTTCGCCTTGGGTTCTACCTCGGGCTTAGGTCTCTCCTCCACATCATGCTCAGAGGCAATCTCAGGATCGTCTCCAGTCTCCAGCATGAAGGTCTTCAGTAAGGCGTATTTGCTAGCCCCAGTCAAAGCCTTGTAGATCCCTTTATCACCGACCCCTCTGCTGTTCTTATCGTTACCAGAACCTGCAGCGCGGAAGGTGATGAAGTTTCCTTCCTCATCAAAGAGTCGATAGATCACCAGGACATTGGTGTTCCCATGAGGGTCTTGAGAGACAGACTCAACGCTAGGAATCATGAAGAGACCAGCCTCGATCAAAGCAGGCCTGATGGCTGCGATAGCGTTAGCCTCAGAGGCGTACTTGTACCCCTGGAACTCATTCTTCCCGTCCTTCTGGACGTACCCCACCCTTTTCATCACCTGCATCACCTTCGCTGCGATACTGGCTGCACCACTGTGAGACGCCACAGAAATTTCCTGTACATCTAACTGGCTCACCCCTTCTAAATTCGACATAACCATTCTCCTTTTTTGCTAGCTCTTCAGCTTCTTCCTTGGTTTCAAAAACACGGATGGCAGTCTTTCTGCCTTCCCTCTTTACGGCGTAAGTCGATGTTCTGACCCAACGCTCTTCTTCTGTGCAGAACGGAAGCTCTTCGTCCATGTCTGCAAGAAACTTGGATTCCTTGTGGAGAGCGATCCTCTCCTCCACGTACCTCTGAGTCTTTTCGTGATCCCATAGCGGTAGGTCTATGACCTGGATGGGAGCAGGTGGGTAGTCAGACTTCAAAGCTGCGTCCCTTCGTGACCAGTCCCGGATCAGGGCACAGATCTGTACCCCCAGGACTTCCACCCCCTTCTTCTCCCGCACCATCCAGGCGTAGATGTTCTGCTGGGCCTCCCAGTCGAACTTGTCAGCCCTGACAGCCCAGGCGGAGGTGAACTTGTAGTCGGTGATCAAGATCCCTTCAGGGGTGACCTTCTGCAGGTCTATGGCCCCAGAGAGGACGACATTGCTAACCTCAACATGGAGCCTTTCCTCGACTATGTGGTTATCAGTCTGGCCCTTCTCGGCTACCACATGCAGGGCCCTTCCCAGCATCGACCACAGCATGTCGGAGACATCCTGCTCCATGTCCTGCCAGTGCTTGCGCCTGAGTCTTTGAATCCTGGGGGGAGAGATGATCTCGGTGACTGAGAAGTCAGCCAAGCCTTTGGTGTAGTCATCGTTAGCAGCTAACGAGACCAATGTTTCTGGTACATTAAACTTGTTCGTTATCCTCAAAGGAGCCTCCTGTAATGAAAGAGAACGATAACACTAACACGAGCGAAGTGCAAACATTTGTAGTTTACGGTGAGCCAGCATCAAAAGCAAATAGCCGGAAGATGGTCACCATCGGAGGGGTGCCGAGACTGATCAAGTCCAGGAAGGCTTTGTCCTACTCAGAGGCGTTTAAACTGCAATGCAAGGGCTCCCCGGTGGAGGGTGATGTCAAGGTATCTATGACCATCTACTACGCCTCCAGAAGGCCGGATTTGGACGAATCGCTGATATTGGATCTGCTGCAGGGAGTGGCTTACCTCAACGACCGTCAGGTCAAGGAGAAGCACATCATCTGGGGGTTGGATAAGGAAAACCCTAGGGCAGAGATCAGAGTCGAAAAAAAACCCCCGGACGTGCCGGGGGAAGGGGGGAGGTGAGTCAATCACCTTCGGAGAGTCTTGGAGGCTCAATTCCTAGACTGGATGAGACTATATGAGATGAGTTGACACCTGTCAAACCTGGGGATTAATATTCGGCTGTCGGAAGTGACGCTCCGGCATCATGGGAAAGGATAGAACCTCTTAGAGAGGGCTTGTTGCCATCGTTTCTTTCCCCGATGCTGGCCTGTCAAGCCCAAGTCCTCTCTAAGGGGTTTTTCTTTTGGGCCTTCCGACCGTACTCCAGACGGACTAAGGGCTTACCCCGGCTGCGTGGAAGAAAAGGGTACAGGTAGGACTAAATGAAAAAAAAGTCCACGGTGCAATTCCAAGAATCCTGCGACTGGCAGAACTCCCAAGTCGAGGGCGTAGCGTAACCAACCGCTAGCATGGGAGTCCGGTATATCCGGGGGTGGAGCCACCCTGTTCCGTACCCTTCGCGGGGTAGGGGGCAGTCTGGGTGGAAAATATAAAAAAGGGTGTTAATAGCTAACAGCAGACCCTGATAGTTAACACTACAGCCTGATTGCTAGCGATAGGAAAGGCAGTTAAGATGAGTAACAGTTCAGGAGTCTATGCACATGAAGCTCGGGCAGTGCTGCATCACTGTTTCCGTGCAGGGAGTCGGGGAGGTTTCCATACCTATGATCCGAATCGGGCTTCAGTTGCATGGGCTTCCCTGTCTCCGTAAGTGAATGGATGTGAGAGTCGGTTTACTTATGGGAAGCCCATGACCTTCTGCACTGCAATGTTCCTCATCAAAACCGGCGAGAGATACGGTATACGACTGTATAAAGTATCAGGCCCTAGAAGGGCAAGAAATCTCTTCCAGGGCCGGTATCCCGAGAGTAAAATCATCAAACTGGATATCTTTTACGGTAGCAATCCAGTTCAACACAGTGAACTCCCACAGTTAGGAAAAGAAGATGCGGGACTGGAAGAAGGAATACCAGCTTCAGAAGAAGCGTGGCGACACGAAGGGTCAGATCGAGCGGCAGAGAGCCCGAAGGATGTACGACCAAAATGGAGTGGATCGCAATGGAAAAGACATCGAGCACAAAAAGCCAATCAGCAAGGGGGGAAAGTCAACAGCAAAAAATCTAACACTACGGGATCGCTCTTCTAACCGAAGAGACAACAAGAAATCCTCTTAACTAGTGTCAATCTGGAGGCTCAATGAATCTGGCACATGTTTACGTATCACCAGGGCAAACCGTTCGGGTTGCCTGTCCTGAATGCAGTCCTCAACGCCGTAAGTTCAACAGCAAAGACCTGTCGGTCACGTCCAAGGACGATGGCCTTTTCTACTATTGTCATCACTGCGGGGCCTCTGGCGTCTTCTCGTCCCGCCCAAGGGAGAGAAAATTGTCAGCCGTTCCATCAGCCAAAACAATCCAAGCACCGCTAACAGCAGACCATCTTGCTTACCTCAGCACCAGAGGTATCAGTCAAGAGACAGCAGAGAGAATGAAGGTGTTCTCTGCCAGGAAATGGTTCAACCGTCTCGGGAAGGAAACCCAGGCGATAGGTTTTCCCTACTATCGTGACGGCGTATTAGTTTCTGCCAAATACCGCAGCATCGAGGAGAAGGACTTCACCCAGGACGCTGGTGGCGCTCACGACTTCTTCGGGATTGATAACCTTGTACCAGACCACCCGATCGTTATCGTTGAGGGAGAGATAGACGCCCTTACCCTAATCGAATGTGGTATCCAAAACGCTCTATCCGTCCCTGGAGGGGCTCCGCTGAAGGTGGCTGATGGTAAGGTACATGCCTCTGAAGACAAGCGCTTCTCGTTCGTCTGGAACGCCCATGAGGCCCTTGAGAGATCCCAGTGGGTCATCATTGCTACCGACAATGACGGGCCGGGGCAGGCTCTAGCCGAAGAGCTAGCCAGAAGGATAGGCAAAGACAAGTGCAAACTAGCCAAACTTATCCACAAGGATTTAAACGAGACATTACTGAAGGATGGCAAGGAAGAGGTTTTAAGGATCGTTAACAGTGCAGAGCCTTACCCAGTAGAAGGATTGTCTTCAGCACAGGATTACAAGGATCGTTTAAACGACCTATGGGTAAAGGGGGTAGGGAAGGGTTGCTCTACCGGGTACGACACAGTAGACAGGATTTACACGGTAGTACCAGGACAGCTAACAGTTGTGACGGGTTACCCCTCTTCGGGTAAATCGAACTTTGTAGACCAGATGATGGTCAACCTGGGAAGGAGAGAGGACTGGAAGTTTGCAGTCTGCTCTTTCGAAAACGCTCCAGAGATCCACATCTCCCGCCTGATGGAGATCTATATCGGCAAGAGGTTCTTTGAGGGAACCAAGAGGATGGAGCAGGAGGATCATGACAAGTCTTTCGAATGGGTCAATGACCACTTTATGTTTATGAACTCCGAGTCAGCAGAGCCAGCGACACTGGAATCAATCCTCGCAAGGGCCAAGGTAGCGGTTGCCCGGTACGGGATCAGAGGAATGGTGATCGATCCCTACAATTACATCGAGATGGGGCGAAGAGATGGAGCAGAAACAGAATCTATCAGCAACATGCTTTCTCGGGTTCAAGCGTTTGCAAAGGCCTATGGAGTCCATGTCTGGTTCGTTGCCCACCCCTCCAAGATGCAGCGATCCGGAAACGAACTCCCAAGACCAGACGGGATGTCCATCTCCGGATCAATGGCATGGTGGGCAAAAGCAGACTGCGGGATCACAGTCCACCGGGTAGAGAAACAAACACAGATAGCGGTATGGAAATGCAGGTACCGCTGGGTTGGCAGTCAGGGAGAAACAAACCTGGACTTCGACCCCGTTACAGGAACCTATAAGGAAGTCGAAGACGCCTTCTAGTGCATACTGGGATCGTCTGGGTTCATAGACAAACGAAAGGCCAAGGCTTCTAGGATCTTATCCTTGTCTATCTTTTGGACAGTGCAGACCAGGGCAATGACCTCCATCAAGGAAGTCATGCCCAAAGCAAACGATGCATCTTTCTCTCCCAGAAGATTAAGAATGCTTTCCGCTAATTCTCTCACCTCATCTTTAGTGCTCATTTCCAAGAGTCTCCCTTTAGTTTTAGCAATCGGTTACCGAGACCATCCTTCTTCTTAACCTCCCCAAGCATTAACCGACTAGACGAAAGACACCTCTTGGTTTTTATGTCGTAGAGAGATCCGGTGACGGCGTCCATGAGGAAGACCTTCTTCTTCGGGTCAGTGCCGATATAAACCGGGGTCATAACCCTCTCTCCCATGTTTGTCATCCCGGCGAAAAGCTCGTGATTCTTTATCCATTCCTTCCTTCTGGCAACAGTCCCTTGAGGGATGTAGTAGTCCAGACTGTAAAGATTCTTTGAGTCAGCGACCTTGATAGCGACATCAGTAGTGATTTCCATGGTTAGCTCCTGGCCCAGATGTATTCAAAGGTAGAGACAGCACCAGCGCGAAGTAGCTCCTCCCTGGTGTACTCATGTGAGTTGTACTCAAAGGAAGGTTTCTCGTAAATTACACCAGCCCTCTCCAGGGGTCTCCAGTACCCAGGCCCAACGTACTTCTTTACGCCAAGGTCTGTGTCTTCTTTGCTCTGTTTAAACAGGGGTACATAAAGAACGCTGACCTTGCTACCGTTCCAGTCAACCGTCTTCCGAAAGCATTCGGTAGCGTGTTTAGGTGCCTCGATGTTTGGTGCTGCCTTGTTGCCAGTCTTGCTAACAGTTTCGGATTTACTAAAGCTAGGGATATTCATTTGACTTCCTTCCGGTTTTTAATTGATTGCAGATATCTTGAGCATAAAAGATTGCTGTGGGCTCATCTCTTCACAAATCTTTCTGCCCTACGTTGCACCTTAACCTCTACGCACCAGCTATCTGCGTAGGCGCCCCTCTTTGGTATAGCCTTGTAGAGGTTGTCTTGGGTGAATTCCTGACATGCCTTCTGTGTCATAAAGTACCCCTTATGCTGCATTAGCTGGCACTCAGTGACGTTCGGTGTTTCACAGAGCAACACCACAGGCACAAACAGTGTTATCAGTTCTGTCATAGCTCTTTCCTTTCAGTTTTTTTATTAAGCCATTCTTGTAGCTCTAGCTTTGTACGAACATAGTTTTCTTTTGAGATACCAAGACGATGAGCTAATGCAGCCTCTGCAAGAGTAACTCCTACAAGGGGTGTGCCGTCTCTCCAACCTAAATCCCATGGGTCAGGTTCTGTTTTAAACCTTGCTTTTTTTCTTACTCTCATTTGTTCTTCTCCTTGTAATAAATGTGACCGTATTTATAAAAATCTTCGTAAGTAATTATTGAGTGGTACTCATCATCAAGAGAAGATCTTAGGGTATCTAAAACTCTTAACACACGCACCGCATCTTTATGTGTTTTATGGCTCCATCCAAATTTACTGCCGCATGTGGATGAAAGTTCTAAAAGATTACTTCTAATCTCCGTAACAACCTTTGCATGTTGCAAATGCTCATCTAATGTCATTCTTGGAAGTTTTTTACCCATTGTTCTTCTCCTTTAGTTTGGCTTCTGCCCATTTTGACCCGGCAATAAAACATCTTGTGCTAATTTTTTCTTTGGAGTAATCCTCATCCGTCAGCCCAACCCACTTGCTTTCGATCTTCTTTATGTCTTCTGGTGTGTGGGTTCGCACTTGCTTTTCTTCCGGTGTTGTGTAATTAGGCTTGCCTCCCGCATAGGTCTTGACCCAGGGCTTCTCTGCCTCTGCGATGGCTTGGCGTAGTGCGGTAATGGCTTGTCGTGCTGGTTCGCCACCGTCCACGACTCCACCAAAATCTTTAGGGTCGTTTGAAGACGTAACCACATGCACATAATTTTTCAAAACCTCCAGTGCTTGCTTCATTGCCTCGATGCTCATTTCTCACCTCTTTGTCTTATCTCTTCAGCACAAGTAATCCCATCGTTTTGGGCACACTCGGTTTCGCAAAGAACAGCACACGCCTCACGCTCCCGATCTACCGCCCAGTTAACTAGACGATGGATAAATTCATCAGCATCGAGACCTTCCGGTAATGCCGCTATCAATTCTCCTATCTCTTCTTTGGTCATACACCCTCCAGGAATGTGGTTAATTCATTGAGCGCATCCTTCTCTAGCGTCACCTGGAACTTCTTCTGTAGACCATCAGGATCTTTGGCCCCTGTCCACTGAGAATCAATCTTCAGGGTCTTGTGTTCTCCCCAATCGGTAACAGTGAAGTGCATCAGGTATGTATCTGTTAATTGGATTACCAGCTTTTTCATTTATTCCCTTTCGTTTAAACGCCCCTACCGCTTTGGCAGGGCCACATGGCTGTTAGCTTGTTTGCGATGATGCTGTCAGCGCTGTAATGCCGACTGCCTGGATTGTCTTCCAGGTGCTTTCTGATGATGTCTGTTAACTGACCTGCCGTGATGTTCGTGGGGGGACATACGACAATGCTGTACAGTGCATCGGTAACACCAAGCACGTACCCAAGGGCTAAACCTCTGTTAACACTACCTCCATTCATGTCTCTTAAAAGATCGTTGCCAGACATGAAGTGGGCACATGCAATTGATGGCGCTATCAAAAAACAGGCGATGATTTTTTTCATTTCAGTTCCCTCTCTTTCAGTTCTTTAATTACCTCTTCGTTTCCTTCCGCTATCACTATCGCTTGCCTGATAGCGGCATTCCAGCCCTCAAGAAACCCTCTCCCAAAGGGAGAGGACTTCATTTGGATTCCGGTGATACCTGTCTCTGCAAAGCAGTACTTGTTCCATGCCTCTTCTACATTCATTTGGTAAGTGTCCTTATGAGTTTTTGGAACATCGCATTCTTGAGTTCAGATGCTGTTCTGATGTTCACGCTGTTGGTGAATACTTTGTTAACACTGTGGGAGCAGACACCGATGACAACCAGCGTCACCCCAAGCTTCTCTGCCATAACCTCCAGGTGCTTGACATGTTCCTGTATATAACCCGTTGCATCGGTGAGGAAGAACAAGACACGTCTTTGTTCTGGCCTGCGTGAGATCTCATCAATCGCCCAGTACAGGGATGCGTAGTCAGGCGTCCCGCCAGCAGCGATCTTGTGCATGTACCCAAGCTTGCCTTGAGCGTTGCCAAGTCTCTCCCCCCAGGTCTTGAACCTAATGAAGGTAGGCCTCTCGATGTACTCACCGTTGACAGTCTCGTAGGAAAGCTCATGGTTACCAAAACCGTAGACCGCAAACGGTACCTTGGTTTTGTTCAGGATCTCTCCCAAATGGATCGATACTTTCTGAGCCTCTCCGATCCTGCTGCTCATTGAACCGGAGCAATCCACCATGATCATCACCGAAGACTTCTCGGCCTCTTTGTACTCACGCCGGGAGAAGATCGAAGACTCACCACAAGCAAACCGGGTAAGGGCTCTCTTGTCTAGCCTCCCGGCTTCCTCTCTCTTTGACCATCCGACAGAGTCAATACTGCGAAGAAGCCTGCTGATCTGATTGCGGATAGCGCCTGCCCCGATATCTTCCTGGGCTATCTGTTGGTACTTGTTAACGTAGGTCATGCTTTCTCCCATGGGAACTTGTAATCAATTGGTTTGCCAATCGCTGGCCTTGGGTAAACCTTGTCTGCCTTGCAGGGTTTGGTCTCCATGTGTAGCGAGATCTCTACCGGGATGGCCTTCTCTCTTCCCTTTCCTGAAGAGGCGCCCTTCTGCTTGTCTCCTTCCTCCCCCTCACCTTCACCCTCACCTTCGCCCTCACCTTCGCCTTCACCTTCGCCCTCACCTTCCTTCTCTTCCTCCAGGGCCTCTTGGGTCTGCTCGTTCAGATCCCTTTGGTTCCGGGGTTTGATCTCTTTGAGTAGATCGATGGCAATCTTCACAATCTCGTCAGTACTCTCGGCCTTATGTGCAGCGTTAACAGCCCGGAGCAGGGGTTCAGCATGGACAGACCTTTCAAGGATTGGAGCCACGTTGATGGGATACCCGTTTAAACGTCTGCCATCAACAGCCAGGAAGAACGGGTAGTTAACGACATCGTTCGGATCGTAGTTGCCATTGGCTACCTCATTGATCAGGTGTTCAAACAGGTTGCGGGAGTTAGGCACCCTTCCGGACTCGTAGACCTTCCGCTCGATGCGGGGATCTTCCAGACCGTTAATCAGGTGCCCAAGGTATGCCCCATGCTTGTCGATCGCGTCATCCCAGGGGGCCCTGTCGGTAAACCACAGGTGCCCGAGTTCATGGGCTGCATACCCGACAAGCTTCTGAAGCATTGCCCTGGGGAATATTGCGGTATCGTCCAGGTCTGGGAACATTAGGACAATCCCTTCCTTCTCCCGGATCACCCCGGCGGTTTTGCCCTGCCACAGAACCCGAATGATGTTCAGATCCTGCTGGGCATTGATCCGCTCAAAGGTAGCGACAGTCGATCGCTTGACTTCCACCCCTAACATAAAGCCTCCTTCATCTTTTTGATGTTGATCATTGCTGAGAACACCCCATCAAGTTCGCCATGGACTTCCTGGGGAAACTTGTTGAGGATCGTTGCTTCGAAAGACTTGATGACCGGAACCCCGGCCTTCAGTGCCCTGGCCCACGCAAAGAGTTGCCGAAGGCTGGGCGGTTGGGTTAACAACCCAGACCTAGCCTTCTCCCTAGCAGCGTTAGCAAACTGCACAATCTGGCTAGCAGCATCCAGAGAGATCCCAGTCCTGCGATGGATCAGTTCACCTTCCTGCTTGCTGCCCAGGTACTCAAACCTCAGGGTGTAGCTGAACCGATCCAGGAAAGCGGAGTTCTGCTCCCTGACCCCTGCAAAGTTCCCAGACGCATCGCCATGGCCTGTACTGTTATCAGCAGCAAAGAAGGCCACATGGGAGGCAACAGGGAACCTCTCCCCGGTCTCAGGAACCGAGAGAGATCGATGAACAGACCTCTCGCAAAGGGAGTGCAAGACCGCGAGGTTCTGTGCCCTTGCGAACCCAACCTCATCGAGCAGCACCAGGGCACCGGGGTAGCTGATGGCCTGGGTGATGATCCCCGGCTTCCAGACCACGTTGCCTTCCTGGATGGTGTTAGCACCGATGTAGTCGGATCTCTCCAAGGCCTCATCGAAGTTCACCCGGAACAGGCGCCTCTTCAGACGAGCGGCAAGCTGGGTGACGAACTCGGTCTTTCCGGTGCCTCTCTCCCCTGCCAGCCAGCAGTTATCAGGCAACCCGTCAGAAAGGGCTACAAGGGCCTGATGCAGGTGTTCTGGGGGGAAGACATAGTCTTCGACTACGGGAGGCGCTAGCGGGTCATCCCAGACCTGTACGGGCATCCCACCGAAGTCGATCGACTCCTCGGTTGTCCAGTACCGGGTAGCGCTCTCAGGAAAGAGGTCTCTGGCCTTCACTGTCTGGAATTTAGGCAGTGCTTTTGCAACCTCTTCCAAGACCTCCACGGGCTCGGTCTTGCGGAACTGATCAAACAGGCGAGAGACTTCCTCGGTGATCCTGCTGTTATCCACAGGGGAGACCTTGCTCTCCAGGGTTAGGATCTTCCGGTCTGTCCACTCCCGGAGGTCTTTTTCGATCGTTGACAGTTGCTCCCCGATCGCTAGCCGTTCAGCGTCCAGGGTCTCTTCAACCTGCTTGATCTTCTCCTGAAGCTTGGCAACAGACCGGGAGGCCATAACGTCCTGGGCAACCTGGGTTACCGGATCAGATGCTATCGGCCTCTCTGCCCTCTGCATCAGTTGGATATCAGAGACTGTGGTCAGACCGCTCTCCACGGCTTTGGCAAGGTTATGGACAACCTTGGCCTTGACGGTCTCGTAATTCCCAAGACCCAGGGACACCTGGGCATTATTCAGTTGCTCAAGGGGCAGCAGGGCTAGCTGCCGTGCGATTTGTTGTGAGTTCATACGGTCTCCAGTTGGAATTCATTGCCACATACGCATGTGGGAAGGCCTTGGTCTGCCCAAAGCTTGGTGAGTCGGATGGTGTAGCCGCAGGTGCATACCGCCTTCAACATCCTGGTGCCCTGCTTCTTCCCGTTCTCTGCTACGTTTAAACGGGCGTGGGGATACTCTCCCAGGGAGTCCAGAAGGTTCTTGTACTCGGAGCGGAACCGATCGCCAGCAACAGTCGCGGAGGGTTTGCCCTCAAGGAAGAGAGATGACACTAGTTTGGGAAACCTCCCCCGGTGTCCATCCCCATCGGTAGCGGCATGGGCTAGCTCATGCACCAGGACAGCAAAGACCTCGACTGCATCGTCCAGGACGGGAGAAATGAAGATCTCGTGGGTCTGGTCAGTCGAGGCCTTGGCAGACCAATGCTCCCCGATCCTACGTTTACGGGCACGGGCCTGCATGGATGGGAACCCGCAGGTCACCCGGATCTTGTCCGGGAGCGGGTGTTTCAGGTAATCGAAAAAAGCCCTGAGTTCGTCAGTAGCTTGGTTAAGCCATTCTTCGCGTGTCTTCATGGTTTGAGCCTCCATATTGTTAGCGATAGTATCACGATTTAAACAATGCAAGCACAGCATGGTAGAGGTCTGATGCAAGCCCCCTGCCATGGCACTCGCCGGGGATGTACCCGGAGGGGGTCAGGAAGACTTCCCCACAACCTCCCCACCAGTCCAGCAAGACAACAAAAAGCCCTCCGGAGAGGGCTAGATAAAAGACAGCAATGCCGATGATTCTCATGCGTTTTCCTCCACGTTCTCAATGATTGACTCAGCGATCTCTTTAGTTTTCTTGCGATCGATCTCTTCCCCTCTACGTTTAAACAGACGATCGACAATCTTCCAGTCGTCATCAATCACGTAGACCCCGTTGTCCCAGTTGTCGGTATCAGCGTTGCCGTACTCTTCCCGGTAGACATTCATGCCCACCGGGTTTTTAAAGAAGGCACGGGCTAGAACCTCCGCTAGGGCGTCCATGCGCTCCCGGTGATCTCCTTCTATCCCCAGGGCCTTAGCAGCCCGTAGGAAGCCCTCTACCGAGGCCCTACCGCCATTCCAGTGGAGATAGATGCAGGGTGCTGTGGGGTGAGTCTTGAATGTAATGACTGCGCGGTTTCCCATTTACTTTCCTTCCTTTTGTTTTGTTTTCTCACAATCAAAAAAAGCTTCCCAATCCTGGCGGTCTACCTTGATCCAGAGGGAATCCTCAAACTCCTCCATGACCTCGGCCTGCTCAAGAATGTCAAAGGCCAGTTCGATTTTTTTAAAGTCGTCCATGATTAAACCTCCGTATTAAAGTGTTTACGAACCAATGCAATTGCCTCGGTGTAAAGAACCAATGCTTCTGCTCTGCGCTTGTTCAACTCCTGTTGAATGGACTTCTGATCCAACCCTAGATCAAGTAATGACCGGGTGGAGGCATCGTTCACAAAGACCAAGGCTTCGGCGAGTTTGCCGTAGGCAAGGTACTCAAGCGTTATGTCGTTCAGGTATGCGTACCCGTCCTTGACTTCGTTGACTGCTTTGTCAGCAAGTTTTTGTGCTTCGGTTTTCATCTTTAAGCCTCCAGGTTAAGTTGTTTAGCCAGCGCGGGGTGCAGGTACACCGAAGGTGTAGCGGGTTTACCAAGGAACGTCCCTACGCAGACGGCGTAGGTATCGGCATCCAGTTCCAGGACAGTCTCTGCCCTTCCGCCGTTGAACTGAGGGGCACCAGTCGAAGGGATATCCACAGGTCTACCGTCCTGCACCAGGATGTAGCTAGACCGTGAACCGCCATCCCAGTAGGTACCAGAACAGGTAACCCGTTGGGTAACAGTTACGATGGTTTTGTGTTTCCGAGAGTTAACACCAGCCTGCTTTAACAGGGTCTGGATGATGGGGTCTTTAGCACTGACGATCATTTGTATGCCTCCTCGATGGCCTTAGTTGCAACGCGGTTGGGGTTAGGTTCCTCGCAGACGCCCTCACCGATCAGGTGAGAGGCTGTCCTACCGAACCAGCCCTGAAGCTTCCAGGCCAGTCCGGTATCTATCAGGTACTGCCAAGCTTCGATGACCTGCTCTTCGGATTCGGCTTGCACAAAGCCTTCCGCAATGCCTACTGCGTCAAATGTATTCATGCTGCCTCCTGGGTTTCACGTTTAATTGCATTGATAGCATCTCGCTTGCCGCCATTGCCACTAACACGATTGGTAATGGCGTAGCCGTCACCTTGCGGTTCGCATTGGGTTGCCTCAAACGAGTAGTAGTACCGAAAACCGTCCATCTTGTTGCCAAGCCGGGATCGGTAAATCGTCACCGACCAGTTTTCATGGACGAAATGCGCCTCACCGCGAAAGAAATTCATGCTGCCTCCTGATCTTCTTGCTGCTCCTTGTTGAGTTGCTCCAGCCTCTCGGCAACCAGGGCAAACACCTGGGAGACGGCCTGCGCCACTTCCACCTGGGTTGCCCCAGGTTTCCAGCCGCCGCAACCGTAGTTCATGCTGATGTCCCGCACCCTGCCCCTGTAAAGCCGCACGTTAATAACCGCAACTTCGTCCCAGTGGGTCTGGGGGCTAACGAAACGGTGATGCATAATCCCCGATCCAGTCGGGTCAATACTGCGAACGATGTTTTCTTGAATCATGGTAGAGCCTCCTGTGGTTGTCTGAGACCCCCGAAGGGGTTTCGGCTATTGAAGCCTCGTCAGTCAGACTGCTTTGGGTTCACCCCCAGTGCATTTCAAAAGATCGGAGAGAGGAACCATGATGGACTCATAACCTCCGCAATAAATCGATGCACAAGCCGAATGCCCATGCACCGTCTCTGGATGGATGCAAACGACAAAACCAGCGATGCGCCGGAATGCACCCGGTTTTGTTCGTACCTTGTCGCCTACTTGAATCTCGTTCATACAGCCCCCTTCCGGTGTTTTTGTTTACGGGAATACTTGGTGCGAACGGTATGCCTCCCGGCACCGCAAGAGCGGGAGTGCTTCGCTACGAAATTACGCTGCTTCATGGTCAAACCTCCATTAATAGAACGATGCAGATAACTGCTATGTAAAAAGCGACAGCAATCAAAAGAATGTCCATCATTCTTGAGCCTCCTAAAGAAAGAAAAGAATCATGACCTTGGCAAAGGTCAGCCAACATACTGTTCCGAAAATGAATGCCTGCATGGTGTTCCTCCCTGTTTAAACGATGAAGTCAGGATGGGTATCAATCCCCAAAGAAGAGGCCAGTGCTAGCATCTCTTCCTGATCCTTCCTGCGTAGTGCTGCCCGGATTGCTGCGGATATGGATCGAGCCGCATATCCCAGAATGTCCTGGTTGCCGGGGTTGGATTCAACGAACTGTTTTGCGTATCCGCAGACTCTCTGCTGGTGCTTGGTCATAAAGTCTCCTGGTGGGTTTCGCCCTTATGGGCTCGTCAGTACCAGTTCTGCACTGGTAGACCCGATTTTGTTCACTAGAGACACATGTCCCTGGTTGGCGGTATTCCCAACCGTTGGAGCCTTCCCCCAACCGAGCCTTTGTTTAAGCCCCCAAAGTCCAGAGGGCACCCCATTCAACGCTGGGGCACTGCGTCTTCGATTCTGTAGATCCCGGTAGGTAAGTGGTGATCAGGTGAATCGGTACTGCTTACTGCTTAGACCGAATGTTAGTGCCAAAGTTTAAACGATGCAAGCATATTGTCCCACTACCTTTGTCGGGTATTACTAAGTCATTGATAACGCTAGCAATTAATTGTTGAGTATTTTCTGGGGTTATACCTGGACAGAGGGTTACAGAGGGGTTTCCGGGGATCTTTAGGGGTGTAAACGGGGAGAAGCCGAAGGCGAGCGGATTACTACATCTAGTACAGAACAGAGGCGATGAGTACTACCGCTAGTAATGAGCTAACAGCAGACAAGGGTTGACGCAGTCCGTTTAAACGGTAACCATTCGGGCATTGACGATAGGGTTGCCTACCGTTATCACTACAAAGGAAGGAGACAGAGAAATGGACAAGGTTTCATTGATAGATGAACTGGACTCAGACACAAGCACCGAAGACCAGGACGATGCAAGCACCATCAGCGCGGGGCTAGGTATCAGCGAAGCGATGCGGAAGAAAGCCGCCCAAGTAAAACCACATCGAAGAAAAGATGGAAAAGAGTATGGTCATAAAGAGAGAAGACCAGGAAGACTAACAGAGAGACAGCAGCAGTTCGCAAGCCTTGTAGCTCAAGGGTTAGCACCCAAGGACGCATACAAGAAGGCATACAACCATAGAACAGACAATGAGGCATCAGCAGTCGCATCTGCCCACAAGCTAATGCGGAATGAGAAGGTGGCTGCACTTATCGGCTCTGTCTTTGACACCATAAAAGAAAACATCATTGCCGATGCAGTGGCAACAAGGCGTCACGTCATGGAGCAACTGATCAAGCATGCAGAGGGCGCCAAGCATGAGAGTACCAAGCTCAAGGCCTTGGAACTGATGGGTAAGGCAGTCGGTATGTTCACTGACAGAGTGGAGCAAAAGGTCGAAGAGGTAAGCACAGAGCGGCTTAAGAAGGAACTGCAGTCAAGCCTCGCTCTGTTAGACAACGTCAGACCTATTGGCAAACGCACTGCCTGAGTTAGGCACTGCATGGCCTGGAACCCGCATCCAGCCTGAGGCCCCCGGTACCACCCCCCACCGGGGGGCACCCCCCTAAACGCCACGCCTGCCCCCTCCTGCCCTATAGCTGTAATCCCCACATCCGATTTCCATCCCTACTTACCACTGTCTATCCATACACCTGTCTATCTTTACATATGTATGTTTATACAGAAGGGTATCAATTCGTACTGAGTTTTCCGACAGCCAGAAAGAACAGGGAATTTTGCGTCCGCACCGTCCGCTTCGTCCTTTTGTCGTTTAAACGACAGAAGTAGGGTTCCATCGTCTCCGCCAAAGATAACGCCAGAACTAGCTCTTAAGGCGGCTTGTTCGTTTACATACCATCCAGCATATCGTTAGATCTTTTGTACCCCCCTACCCCCTTCGCAAAAAGAAGGGGGGGTTGTTTAAACATACAGTAGTTGTAGAATGCGAGCGATATTCGCTTGGAGTCCCACGATGCTATTCAAAATATCTAAGCCTCAACAGGAAGTTTATGAGTTTATTAGAGCCTTCATGAAGATCCATGGCTTCCCTCCGACTTACGACGAAATGGAGGAAGCATTGAAGAAAAGCAGAACGACTATCAATGGACACGTGAAGAGACTGAGAGCCAAAGGATTGTTATCAATCAAGGCTGATGCTGCTAGGGGTATTAGGTTGATTGATAGGTCTGCTAAGGCTGTGGATCGACTTTGAGCGAACTGTTAACCAGAGAAGAACTGGAAAAATATTCAGTTCTTTTAGAGAACATTCCTGCTAACTCACCACAGGCGGAGAAGGTTTGGAAGTTACTGAAGGCCCATAAGAGGGCCTTGTGTAGGGAAGGGTTTCTACCGTTTGTGCAGGAGGTCTGGCCTGCCTTTATCGGTGGTAAACACCACAAGATCATGGCAGATGCCTTTGAGAGGGTTGCCAGAGGGGAGCTAAAGAGGTTAATCATCAATATGCCTCCCCGCCACACGAAGAGTGAGTTTGCTTCCTATCTCTTTCCGGCATGGTTTCTGGGGTTATACCCAGAGAAGAAGATCATTCAGACTGCCCACACGGCAGAGCTAGCGGTAGGGTTTGGTAGGAAGGTTAGGAACCTGGTTGGTTCTTCTGATTATTCGCCCATCTTTCCGACCCGGCTTTCAGCCGATTCAAAAGCCGCCGGGAGGTGGAACACAAACAAGGGCGGGGATTACTTTGCTATCGGGGTAGGTGGTGCTGTTACCGGTAAGGGTGCGGATCTTTTGATTATTGACGACCCGCACTCAGAACAAGAAGCTATGCTCGGTAACCCTACGGTCTATGACAGGGTCTATGAATGGTATTCCTCAGGTCCCAGACAACGACTGCAGCCTGGAGGATCAATAGTCATCGTTATGACCAGATGGTCAAAGAGAGACTTAACAGGACAGGTGATTAGCAATTCCGTTGCCAGGGACGGAGATCAGTGGGAAGTAATTGAATTGCCAGCAATACTTCCCTCAGGAAGACCCCTTTGGCCTGAGTTCTGGAAGCAGTCTGAACTGGAAGCCATTAAGGCTGAGATCCCGGTAGGGAAGTGGGAGGCACAGTATCAGCAGAACCCCACCTCAGAAGAGGGAGCGATCGTTAAGAGGGATATGTGGAGGATCTGGGAGAAAGATGACCCACCTTCTTGTGACTACATCATCCAGTCCTGGGACACCGCTTTTGAAAAGCACAACAGGGCAGACTTCTCCGCCTGCACCACCTGGGGGATCTTCTACAAAGAGAATGAGGAAGGGCTTGAGATCGCCAACATCATCCTTTTGGACGCCTTTAAGGAAAGAATGGAGTTCCCTGACCTTAAGAGAACCGCCATGGAGATGTACAAGGAATGGAACCCAGACACCCTCCTTGTCGAGAAAAAAGCCGCTGGGGCTCCCTTGATCTATGAAATGCGGAAGATGGGGATTCCTATGTCTGAATATACACCCTCAAAAGGTTCAGATAAGATAGCCCGTGTAAACGCTATATCAGACCTTTTTGCCTCCGGTCTGGTCTGGTGCCCCAATAAACGATGGGCGGAGGAAGTTATTGAAGAAGTTGCGAGCTTTCCCAACGGAGACCATGACGACCTTGTGGACTCAACCAGTCAAGCCCTACTGCGGTTTCGACAGGGAGGCTTTATCCGAATCCCGTCAGACGAACCAGAAAATTATGTTCGTCGTAAACGACCGAGGTACTACTAATGGATAGAAGGGAGTTTCTTCAGCTAACAGCAGCAGCACTTGGAATGGTGCTGATACCCGAATCGTTTGCTGGCGATAATGAGATTAGGAATGTTAGCGATCTGACCAAATATATCGAAGATCGTTATAAATGCTCCATTGGATCTCCTGGTCCTTTTGTTACAGAGGAAATGAACCTTAAACAAGGTTTCTGGGGATCTTTTCCCAAAGAGATGCGTTACTCAGTTATCTGCTTTGTGATGGACGAGAAAGATTCAATCCAGGCGGAAAAGGCTCTCTGTCAGTACGCCAAGAATGAGTTCTCCAAGATTCCGACCGCAGAGATTATCTGGAGGGTAAAGCCAGAGTTTGAGTCCATGAAGCATTACGAGTTCGGAGAAAAGGTGGCCTCTTGGGCTGATATTGAGGACGGAAAACCTGTCCCTGAGAACACTGCTTACGACCCGGCAACAGATAACTATCGGGTTGTTTTAAACACCTACCAACTTAACCGGCTGCGTATGAGGCTAGCGGTTCCAACAGCCCATAACCAGTTTAAACACCTATTTATGCAAGAAGGCTCTGGAAGGGCCATAAGGATCTAACCATGTCTATTGAAAAATCCCTCTACCAACTACCCAAGGGCGAAGAGCTTGATTCCGCCATCCCGATCGAAATGGAAATTGAGATTGAGAAGGATGAGGAAGATGAAGAGCCAACAATCGAGGTTGAGATCAAGATAGCAACATTCGAAGAGAACCTTGCTGAAAGTATTTCTGAGAATGAACTTCTCGGAATTGCTGACGATGTCTTGGACTACGTCAGGATTGACCTTGATTCCCGCAAGGAGTGGGAGAGAACCTATGTCAAGGGGATCAAGCTTCTAGGCCTGAGGATGGATGAGAGGACAGAGCCCTGGGACGGGGCCTGTGGCGTCTTCCATCCCCTTCTTTCAGAGTCTGTGGTCAAGTTCCAAGCAGAGACAATGCTGGCGACATTCCCTGCTGTCGGCCCTGTGAAGACCAAGATTATCGGGAAGATCACCAAGGAGAAGGAAGAGTCAGCAAACCGGGTTCGTGAGGACATGAACTATGAACTGACGGAGAAGATGGAGGAGTACCGAAGCGAGCATGAGAGGCTTCTGTGGGGTCTTCCCATCGCGGGATCAGCTTTTAAGAAGGTCTACTTTGATCCAGACCTAAACCGCCCTGTGGCAATGTTTGTACCAGCAGAGGACATCATTGTCTCTTACGGGGCAACCGATCTGTATTCAGCGCCCCGGATCACCCATCGGATGAAAAAGACCGAAAACGAGATCCGCAAACTGATGGCGGGAGGTTTTTATCTCTCGATAGACCTTCCGGAGCCGGATCGAATCAAGACAGACATCCAAAAGCAAAAAGATGAAGAAGACGGCATTGATGTCATCAAAGATGATCGGTACACCCTCTACGAATGCCATGTCGAGTATGACCTCCCAGGCTACGAAGACAAGGATGAGAAGGGAAATACCACCCAGATAGCCCTCCCGTATGTCATTACGATGCTATCGACAGGGGAGGTGCTAGCGATCCGCAGGAACTACAAGGAAGATGACCCCCTGCGTAAACGCAGGATGCACTTCGTTCACTACCCCTACATCGTTGGTTTTGGGTTCTATGGCTTCGGATTGACCCATCTGGCAGGGGGTTACGCAGAATCTGCCACCTCGATCCTCAGACAACTGGTGGATTCAGGGACCCTTTCCAATCTTCCTGGTGGATTTAAGTCAAAAGATCTGAGAACCAAGGGTGACGACACACCGATAGCACCAGGGGAGTGGAGAGATGTCGATGTTACCGGGGCCACAATCAAGGATTCCATCGTTCCTCTGCCGTATAAAGAGCCCTCAGCGACCCTCTACAGCCTCTTAGGGACGATCGTAGAGGAGGGCAGAAGGTTTGCCTCAGCCGCAGACCTAAAGATCGCTGATATGTCTGCCCAATCTCCGGTAGGGACGACCCTGGCGATCCTGGAGAGAAACCTAAAGATCATGTCTGCGGTGCAGGCCCGTATTCATGCTGCAATGAAGCATGAGTTCAAGCTGATTGCGTCCCTGATTCGGGACTACATGCCCCCGATCTACGGGTATGACAGCGGAGACTTCAAAGCTAAGGCATCGGATTACGAAAATGTCGAGGTAATCCCGGTTTCTGATCCAAACGCCAGCACTATGGCTCAGAAAGTCGTGACCTATCAGGCCGTTTTCCAGCTTGCACAGTCAGCGCCTGAGATTTATGACCTTCCGTACCTGCACAGACAGATGTTAGAGGTCATGGGGGTCCAGAACGTCGAGAAAATCATCCCATCAGAGGAGGATTCTGAGCCAAAAGACCCCGTGACTGAGAACATGGATGTCATCAACAGCAAACCTGTGAGGGCTTTCCAGTACCAGGACCATGAGGCCCATGTGAAAGTCCACATGAACGCCATGCAGGACCCCAAATTGCAGGCAATCATGGGTCAAAACCCCAAAGCCCAAGCAATGATGGCGGCAATGCAGGCCCATATCGCGGAGCATGTGGCGTTCCAGTACCGGGTTGAGATCGAAAAAATGCTGGGGGTACCCCTACCTCCCGCAGAAGAAACACTACCGCCAGAGGTTGAGGTTGAAATCTCCAGAGCGGTTGCCATGGCATCAGACAAACTTCTGCAGAAAGACATCTCAGAAGCCCAACAGCAGCAAGCCCAACAGCAGGCGCAAGACCCTGTCATGCAGCTTCAAATGAGAGCCCAGGAGCTTAAAGAGGCTGAGTTCCAACACAAGAAGGCCATGGATGAGTCCAACCTTCAGATCCGTGTTGCCGAGATCCAAAACAAGGCTGCTATTGAAAACAAGCGGATAGATACACACGCAGAGATTGCGGGTGCCCAGATCGGTGCCAAAAAGACTGATACAGCTTTAGGCATTGCCAGCAAAGAAATGATTGAAGGAGCAAAGATTGGATCTAAAGGAATTTCTCAAAGCAGAAATCGTTAAAGAGCAGAACTCGCTCATTGACGCCATCGCGTTTAAACCCTGCAACGACTACCCAGCTTATCGGGAAGCCGTAGGGGAGATTCGCGGATTACAACGTGTTATCAGATACCTAGAGGATCTGCCCGATGATGATTAAGTTGCCTGAACCAGTGGGTTACAAGATATTAATTGCGATACCCAAACTGGAAGATAAGTTTGAAAACTCCAGCCTTTTAAGACCAGAAGCGTTAGCTAGAAGAGAAGAGATCGCTACCGTTGTCGGCATGGTTATTAAGCTTGGCCCGTTAGCTTACAAAGACCTAGATAAATTCCCTGAGGGACCCTGGTGTAAGGAAGGGGATTTTGTGCTGATGCGAGCGTTTTCTGGAACCCGATTCAAGATTGCTAACGAAGAGGGTGAACAGGAGTTTCGCTTAATTAATGACGATGTCGTGGAAGGCGTTGTCGAAGACCCTCGCGGAATACTCCGCGCCTAAGGAGAAATCATGAACGAAAAGCAAGAAGAGCAGTTAGAGATTGATATCGATGAAGAGAGGTTTGAGATTATCGATGACACCCCGGAGCAGGATCGAGATAAGGGTGACCCTATAGACCCTATTAAAGCTGATATTCCTGACGATGAGATCTCTCAGTACAGCGAAAATGTCCAGAAAAGGATTAAAGACCTAAAAAGGGCCTATCACGACGAGCGCAGGGCTAAAGAGGCCCGTGAGCGAGAGCGGGAAGAGGCTCTTAATTACGCCAAACAGGTCATTGAGCAGAATAAACTCCTGCAGCAAAAGCTTTCCCAGGGTGAGCAGGTCCTGGTTGCTAGCCAAAAAGACCGGGTAACAGCCCAGCTATCTCAGGTAGAAAAGGAATACAAAGAGGCTTATGAGGCCGGTGATTCCGAGAAAATGCTGGAGGCCCAGAAAAAGCTGGCAAAGTTTGTTGCAGAGCAGCGAGAGGTAGAGACTTACCGCCCTGTTTACCAAACCCCTTTACAACCTCAAAATAATCCTGTACAAATACCCAATGTAGTACCGGATGAACGCACTCGCCGGTGGGTCCAAAGCAACCAATGGTTTGAAACAGACCCAGTAATGAGAGGCGCCGCTTATGGTATTCACGACTCATTAGTCGCCGCAGGGTATAAAGCAGGAAGTGATGCGTATTTTCAAGAGGTGGATGCGAGAATACGCGAGGCATTTCCCCACAAATTCAGGCAATCAAAGCCTGCCAACGTAGTCAGTCCAGCTAGCAGGTCTAGCGGTACTGAGAAAATACGGATAACGAAGAGCGCAGTTAATACAGCCAAAAGGCTGGGCGTCCCGTTAGAGGTATACGTTAAAGAAGCTGCAAAGCTTAGTAGCTAACATTTGTGGAGAAATGAAATGACAGATCGTATTCCCCGAGAGCTTGAAACTCGCGCAGTTAAGACTCTGAGACGCTGGCAACCCGCCACGTCACTGCCTGACCCCCAACCGCAAAATGGTTGGAATTTTCGCTGGATTCGTGTTGCCACCAACGGCAAGACGGATGAGCAGAATTATTCCGCTAAGAGGACGGAAGGATGGGAACCCGTTAGGCCTGAAGATCACCCAGAGGTAGAGATCTTCTCCGAAGGCCAAAAATCAAATATTGAAATTGGTGGATTGGTCTTATGCAAGACCCCGGCTGAGTTCGTGCAGCAAAGAACTGATCATTATCAGAAATTTACTGCCGCTCAGACACAGTCTGTAGAAACCAATCTGATGAAAGATAGTGACCCAAGAATGCCAATGTTTAGTGAGCGTAAATCTACGACCACACGTGGCACTGGACTTAATAGGAGCTAGAAATGGCATACCCCACCGTATCAAAGCCTTATGGGCTTATCCCGATCAATCTGATCGGCGGTCAGGTTTATGCTGGAGCAACCCGGAAGCGTCGAATTGCAAGTGGTTATGGCACTTCGATCTTCTATGGTGATCTGGTTAAGCTGACTACTGACGGAACGATCGTTCTTGCTGATGAAACCGCTACCGGGCCTTCTACGGGCTTTGCTGGCGTTTTCCTTGGTTGCAACTTTATTAATCCCTCCACCAAACAGCTTCAGTTCCAGCAGTATTATCAGGCTAACACTACCGTCCCTGCGGGTACGATTATTGAAGCCATTATCTGCGACGATCCTGATGCCCTGTTTAAAGTGGCTGTCGTTTCCGGAACCACGGTTGTTACCGGTGTTCAGTACAGCGCCATTGGCGAAAATGCTGACCTGGTTCAAAACTCTGGTGTAGCTGCAACTGGCAACTCTCAAGTCGCCATTAATGCAACTACCGGAACTGCTAGGACTAAACCAATCCGCATCGTGGATGTTGTTCCTGACACCTCTTATGTCGATACTGGAACTGGCAATATTCTGTTCCCTGAGGTAATCGTCAAGATCAATGCTCCGTCTGTTGATGGCGATGGCGTACCGTCTGGCGGTCATATGTACAACAACCCGCTGGGTATTGCTTAAGGAGCTAAATCATGGCTGCTATTTCACGCGCACAGATGTTAAAGGAACTCCTCCCAGGGCTTAATGCTCTGTTTGGTCTGGAGTATGCAAAGTATGGAGAAGAGCACAAAGAGATTTTCGAAACGGAAACCTCTGAGCGTTCTTTTGAAGAGGAAACCAAGCTGTCCGGTTTTTCTGCCGCTCCGGTAAAGAACGAAGGTGCTGCAATTGCGTATGACAACGCGCAAGAGGCATGGACCGCTCGTTATGATCACGAGACCATCTCCCTTGGTTTCTCGATCACCGAAGAGGCAATTGAGGATAACCTCTATGACAGCCTGTCTTCCCGTTACACCAAGGCCCTGGCTCGTTCTATGGCCTACACCAAGCAGATTAAGGCTGCGAACATCCTGAACAACGGATTTTCGGCTTCCTTCCCTGGTGGTGACGGTGTATCGCTCTTCAACACCCAGCACCCCTTGGTGTCTGGTGGTGTCAACAGCAACACTCCCGCCACCCCGGCTGACCTGAATGAGACTTCTCTTGAGAACGCCGTCATTCAGATCTCTCTGTGGACGGATGAGCGTGGTCTGCTGATCGCTGCCAAGCCCAAGAAGCTGATCGTCCCCACCGGCCTGCGATTCGTTGCCAAGCGTCTGCTTGACACCGAACTGCGTGTTGCAACTGCCGACAACGATTTGAACGCCCTGAAGTCGCTCAATTCGATTCCTGAAGGCTTTGCAATCAACCACTTCCTGACTGACCCGAATGCCTGGTTCCTGACCACGGATGTTCCCAACGGTATGAAGCACTTTGTGCGGATTCCGCTGTCGAACTCTATGGACGGGGATTTTGACACCGGTAACGTCCGGTATAAGGCCCGTGAGCGTTATTCCTTCGGATTCTCCGATCCGTTGGGAATGTTTGGCTCTCCGGGAGCGTAAAAAGAGGGAACCTTCGGGTTCCCTTTTTTCTTTTAAGCGTTTAAACTTGCGTTACTAGGATTTACCACCCGTACCGACTGACCTAGCAGACATAGTAGAGACAGTACGGGGATGTGCTACTACACGAAAGGATCGTCATGGCACGTACTACCTTTTCTGGACCAGTCGCGTCCCTAAATGGCTTTGTAATGGGCACCCCTGAGGCCCCTTATGTAAGCTCTTCTTCGACTACCCCTGGAACCGCAACTCGCGGAGCAACCTTTACCGTTAACCCCACTGGCACATTTGGTAGCAATACCGCTACTAATCCCTCTAGTGCCCAGGGTTCTTCTGGTCAGGTTTTCGGTAGCAATCTAGCCTCTACGGCTACCTATTACATCGGTGCAACAGGTCGTTATCTGATTACCGGCACCAATGCTTCTACCTTTGCCAAGGCTGGTGTGATGGGTGTGGTTGGAAACACCACAACCACCGCTGATGCTGCTGTTATGGCCTGGATGGACGGTGACGGTGGACTTACCACTGCCCGTGCTGGTTATGCGATCGGTATGACCCAGTCCACAGGTGGCTCTGGATTTGACTACGGTATGGACCTTGAACTGCAAGACGCTGTTGGCGGCGGTGGTTCTGTTCAGCCCTACAAGAAAGCAGAGATCCGTGTCTCCAATGATGTTGTCGTTATGACTGGCGCAGGTGTCCCTGTTGACGGAACTACCGGCGATAACTTTGCTGGCCCTGGTTCGATGTTTGTAGATGTCACCAACGCTAACCTCTACATTCAGACCGGATTGATCACTAGCCCTGTTTGGAAGTTGGTCACCCGCGCAGCTTAATAGGAGCCGCTCATGGCGATGCAATATGATGTATGGTCAGTAACGCCAGGGGAGGATGACGATTTCTATCGTACAGCCGGTCCTATTGCTGTTGCTGGCGTTATCACCCTTGCTGCTACCACTCCCGGAATCAATGGCTATGGTTACAAGGTAGCCATTGACTCTGATGGAAATGATGCAGGCCTTAACTTCACGATCGTTGGTCACAAGGTTGGGGAGCTAAACAAAGGGCTAACAACAGAGGTTGTTGCTGGGCCTAATGGAGGTCCAGTCACTTCAACCAATTACTACGCCCAGGTGGTTAGCATCACCGTTAGCGGCACTTCAGCTAACAATGTGAAGATCGGATATTCAGGAAGCTTGGCTCTTCCCAGGGTTAGGATCAAGGGTCTTTACTACCTTGCTTCTAATGCACAGGGAAGTATCTCTATTAGCTCTCCGAACTCTCCGATCCCGTTGCTGTTTATGGCAACCCCTGCTGATGACACCAAGATCTCCAGTCTTTATATGGCTGCAGAAGGAATCCTGGTCGGCAGAACGGTAGATGACTACGCTGTGGTCACCATCACCGATGTTGCTTCGGTGACTCTTATCTGCGGGTAATCATGGCTAAGGTCTCCAAAAAGGATATGCCCTGCAATAAGCCGAGGGCTACTCCCGATCATCCAAAGAAGTCTCACATTGTGAAGGCTTGTGAGGGTGGTAAGGAGAAGGTCATTCGGTTTGGTCAGCAAGGCAAAAAGGTTGGAACCTTGTCAGGAACCGCAGGTAAACCAAAGGCCGGAGAATCTGAGCGCATGAAAGCCAAGCGCAGGTCGTTTAAAGCCAGACATGCTAAAAACATAGCCAAGGGCAAGATGTCAGCAGCCTACTGGGCGGATAAGGAAAAATGGTAAGCCATGGAAATGATGCTTTGGAATATCGTCCTTTCGGCGATAGTGGGGTTCATGATGTTCTTGCTTAAGAACAAGTTCGATGAACTCCAGCGGATCAGCATTCTTTTGAACAAAACAAGAGAAGAAGTCGCTCGGGATCATATTACCCGTGCTGAAGTAAGAGCAGATCTAGAGAAGATCCGGGATCATTTTGATAACGGGTTTAAACGTCTTGAAGACAAAATTGATGCCTTATCGCAAAGGAGTTCAAAATGAGCAAGAAACGTAGGGGCCGTGGATTAGGTGGTTTGGCTGCTCTTGGTGGAGCGGCATTGCTGGCTATGAAGCTGGCTAAGGGGGACAGGAAGGATGCTGCCCCTATTGAAGATGCAACGAAAAGGGACTCTAAGTCTTCAAGTGAAACGAAAAGACTTGCAGAAACTGTTACCGACATGGGTGGTATGAGTCGGGGTACTACGGATTCCAGAGGCACCACAGCCCAATCCTCTAAGCCTGCTGATAGGACTGTTACTAGACCCTCCCCTAGGCCTGCTGCTAGACCTGCCGCTCAGGCTCCTGCTGCTCAAGCACCCGCTGTTGTCCCAAGAGCACCTGCGGTTAGTCGAGCAGAAGGAACTACCGCTTCTGGTTTGCCTCGTGAGGCTCGTGGTGTTCAACCATCTACCCCTACTGATGTTTCTTCAATGATGGCTAACATTGGTACTAGGCCAAGTTTTGGCATCACACCGGGAAGAGAAGTTGATCCCCGTGTTTTGAATGCTATGCAACGGGCTGGAGGTATGAAAAAAGGTGGCGCGGTAAAGAAGAAGATGAAGTCTGGTGGCACGGTTTCCAAAGCCTCTAAACGGGCTGACGGAATTGCCAAGCGCGGCAGAACTCATTGCAAGATTTGCTGATGCCTCCGGTCAGCAAGAAGCAGGAAAGGTTCATGCAGGCTGTGGCGCATTCGCCTAAGTTTGCAAAGAAGGTAGGTGTCCCACAGTCGGTAGGTCATGAATTCACGAAAGGAAAAGACATGTACAAGAAGGATGCAGATGGAGTTGCTAAGAAGGGCAAAACCCACACGAAGACTTACGCTTCGGGTGGTTCTGTCGAAGGTAAAATGATGAAGAAAGAGGGCCGTGGTATGGCTAAAGCAGACATGCAAAAGAAGAAATCTGGCGGCATGGCAGCACTTAAGAAACACGCCGCTAAACCCGCTAGTGAGGCTCATGCAGGCCTGAAATATGGCGGCAAGGTCAAGAAGATGATGGACGGTGGAATGGCCCGTATGCCCTCTCGCGGCGAGCATTCAATCCAGAAGAAATCTACCCGTGGCGCAGAAGATGTCACCATGATGAAGAAGGGCGGTGGCGTTAAGAGGATGCGTATGGGTGGGAAGTGCTAAATGAGGCCCTCCAGGGGGATGGGCGATATTCGTCCATCCAAGATCCCCAAACCCAAGATTAAGAGGCGCAAAGATGGTGACACGTTCACGGCGTTTAAGAATGGCGGCAAGGTTAAATCTCGCGTTAATGAAGCAGGGGTTTATACAAAACCTGGAATGCGTAAAAGTCTTTTTGAGCAGATTAAAGCTTCCGCGACTCAAGGGACTGCTGCGGGTGAATGGTCAGCCAGAAAAGCGCAACTCTTAGCCAAGAAGTACAAGGCTAAAGGTGGCGGGTACCGTGGATGAAGAAGCCTCAGCAAAGTCTTAAGGACTGGACTGCTCAGAAGTGGAGGACCAAGAGTGGCAAGAAATCTTCCGTTACAGGCGAGCGTTATTTACCAGAGAAAGCGATCCAATCTCTATCTTCAGCAGAGTATGCAGCGACGACTAGAGCGAAAAGAGTTGGTAAAGCTAGTGGAAAACAGTTCGTCAAACAACCAAAGCGCATTGCAGCAAAAACAAAGGGATTTCGATGAAGACCGTTACTCCTAGATCCGCCAAAGAAGATGAGATGGCTAAAGACCCTATTGAGCAACTTAAAAAGGGTAAGACTAAAGTTGTCAAAGCCAAGGAAGGCAAGTGGATACAGTCAGCCATAAAGAAACCTGGCTCCTTGCGTGAATCTCTTGGTGCCAAAAAGGGCGAGAAGATCCCGGCTAAAAAGCTAGCAGCAGCAGCTAAAAAGCCGGGGAAGATGGGCCAAAGAGCACGGTTAGCGCAGACATTAAAGGGCTTTAAGAAGTGACAACCTCTGGCGTTTCAGCCTTTAATCTCGATCTCAATGACATCATTGAGGAAGCCTTTGAGCGCTGTGGTGCAGAGCTTCGCACGGGCTATGACTTCCGTACCGCTCGTCGATCGCTAAACCTTCTGACTATCGAGTGGGCCAACAGAGGTATCAATCTGTGGACAATCGAAGAAGGTGAGATCGTCCTGCAGACCGGTGTCCCTACCTATGACCTGCCGGTTGATACGATCGACCTTCTGGAGCATGTAATTCGGACTGGATCTGGAACCCCTTCTCTACAGTCTGACCTGACGATTACCCGTATCAGTGTTAGCACTTACGCTACGATTCCCAATAAGCTGATCCAGGGTAGACCAATTCAGGTATGGGTAGACCGTCAGTCTGGTGCTACCTACCCTCCCGGTGGAAGACCTGTAGGTACAAACCCTAGCACTGGTGTTGACCATCCTAAGATCCATGTCTGGCCTACTCCCAATGAGCCTGGGGATCAGTACCGTTTTGTTTACTGGCGCATGAGAAGGATTCAGGACGCTGGGGGCGGTGTTGCTACCCAAGATATCCCTTTCAGGTTCTTGAACTGCATGATTGCTGGCTTGGCCTACTATCTGTCCTTGAAGATAGCAGCAGTCGATCCTGCTCGTCGTATGGAACTTAAGGCAGCGTATGAGGAGCAGTGGAAGTTTGCGATCGAAGAGGACCGTGAGAAGGCAGCAATTCGGTTCGTTCCTCGCCGTCAATACATCGGATCGGGGACCTTGTAATGGGCAACCGTTTTGCCTCCGGCAAAAATGCGATCTCTGAGTGCGATCGGTGCGGGTTTCAGTACCGTTTAAAGCAGCTTCGTCAGCTTGTCATCAAGACCAAGAACGTCAATATCATGGTCTGCCCGGAATGCTGGGAACCAGATCAGCCACAATTGCAGCTTGGAATGTACCCGGTAGATGACCCCCAGGGACTTCGGAACCCTCGTCCTGATACTACCTATGTGGTGTCTGGTGTAAACGCCCAGGGAGTCCCTTCAGGGGGCTCCAGGATCATTCAGTGGGGTTGGTATCCCGTAGGTGGTTCCAGAGGCACTGACGCCGGTTTAACGCCAAATAACCTTGTTTTTGGCATCCAGCTTGGTACAGTTACCGTCAATCCAACATGAGGAGCAAACCATGGAATACAAGAAACCCAAACCAGTACCAGTCCCTAACACGGCAGGGTACCCGAACAATGTCCCCAACACCCAGACCGTTAAAACCAGGGGTACCGGTGCTGCTACAAAAGGCACACACTCCAGCAAGACGCTCGCCTAAATGAACTACCAAGAGCTTTTCGAGACCGTTAAAGGTTATGTGGAAAATGACTTCCCAAACCTTGAGTACGGAGATCCGACTGCAAATTCTCAGAATTTTACTTCTAAGGAGCAGTTGGATACCTTTATTCGTCAAGCAGAGCAAAGGATTTATAACAGCGTACAGTTTCCTTCGATTAGGAAAAACGTCACTGGGGTAACGACAAACGGCAATAAGTACTTGTCATCTCCTAGCGACTTTCTGGCTGTTTACTCTATGGCAGTAATTCTGCCTACAGGTGAATACGAGTACTTGCTCAATAAAGATGTGAACTTCATCAGGGCTGCTTATCCACGCCCAGCCGATACTGGAGTACCCCGGTACTACGCTTTGTTTGGGCCTACTACCACAAATGACAATCCGCCTCAGTTAACCGATGAGCTAAGTTTTATTCTTGGCCCTACGCCTAACGCTGCCTACGACATAGAGCTTCATTATTTCTTCTATCCTGAGTCGATTACAGTAGCCGCTGATGGTAGAACTTGGCTTGGGGACAACTTTGACAGCGTATTGCTGTATGGCACTCTTCTGGAAGCCTATACATTTATGAAGGGTGAGCAAGACGTTATCGCCAACTACACCGCAAGGTACAACGAGGCACTGATTCTTGCTAAACGGCTTGGTGATGGTATGGAACGCAGTGATGCTTACAGGTCGGGGCAGTTCCGTATGCCGAACCTTCCGCAAAATACTGGGGTGCAATAAGTGGCCTTTACCGGGAACTTTCTCTCCGACACATTTAAGATCGGTCTGCGTAATGCAGACTTTGATTTTGCGCCTGGAACTACGGATGTTTACAAGATTGCCTTGTATACAAATGCTGCTACCCTGAATGCAACAACACCTGCTTATACTACTGATGGTGAGGTAGTGGCTTCTGGTTATACCGCTGGTGGTGAGGTTTTAACGCCTGTGGTTGGGTTTGCTAACGGTGTGTCGTTTATCACCTTTAATAATGTTTCTTGGTCTGGGGCGTTTACCGCACGGGGCGCTCTGATCTATAAGGATGGTGGTGCTGCTGTCTGTGTCTTGGATTTTGGTTCAGATAAGACATCTACTACTACCTTTCCTGTGCAGTTCCCCGTGGCAACCAGCGCAGATGCGCTCATTCGTTTTGGATAAAGGAGTTTGAAAATGCTTGCAAATAAAGCAATCTCTTCTGATAAAGCCGCTGCAAGCGTCAATATGGGCGGCGACCTTGCTTCTGGTGCCCGTGGAGGCGGCGTATTTCACTTCAAGTGCTACGACAAAGACGGCAACCTGAAATGGGAAGACAAAGCTCATAACCTTGTGGTTAACGTAGGTCTGGCTGATATGAACGACAAGTACTTTAGTGGGTCTGGCTATTCTGCCACTTGGTATCTTGGTCTGGTTGATAACAGCCCTTCGCCTTCTTATGCGGCTGGAGACACAATGGCTTCTCATGCTGGCTGGGCTGAAAACACTGACTACACACAGGCAAACAGACCGACAGTGACGTTTGGTTCTGCAACGGTTGCCGATCCTTCTGTTATTAACAATTCAGGTGCAGTTGATGTCTTTACCATGAACGCATCGGTGACAATTGCTGGCGCTTTTCTGACTAGCGATAACACCAAGGGTGGCACGGCTGGGATCTTGTTTTCTGCGTCAACCTTTCAAACCCCCGGCGCTCGTACAGTCGTGTCAGGTGACACATTGAATGTCACCTACGAATTTAGCCTTGATGCTGCTTAAGGAGCAATAAATGCCTACTACATTTACCAAAAACCAAACCGTGCGGCTCAAGGCTATTCTTCCGGAAGGCCCGGTTGTGGCTCTTCGCATGAATGAGGATGGCGAGTTCTTTTACATGATCCAGTGGACAGATGCTAATGGAAGGTCTCAACAGCGCTGGTTCAAAGAAGAAGAACTAGAAGCCGTTTAATGTGTTTGGGTTTCTGCCATTTGCCACAGCACCGTTTTCTTCGCTTGCTGGCAATACGTATGCCGTAACAGTCTCTGAATCAGCGACTGCATCTGATGTTGTCTCTGCTTTAGTTGATTTTCTTTCTTCTTTGTCGGAGTCTGCTACAGGCTCTGATTCTGTTTCTACTAATGTAATTTTCGTTGTTTTAATACAAGAATCCTCAACGGGTGCTGATGAGGTCTCTGCCGGGATTGATTTTTCTAACCAGATCGATGAAAGCGCCACTGGGTCTGAAGAAGTATCTGGAGCGGTGGACTTTGGTGTTGCTATAGATGAATCTGCTACAGGCTCAGACGAAGTAAGTAGTTTGGTTGATTTTGGTGGGCAGATTGATGAATCAGCTACTGGGGCGGATCAGGTTTCTTCTCTGGCTGATTTTGTGTCCCAGATTGATGAGGCGGCTACAGGATCAGAGCAAGTATTCTCAATTGGCACGTTCCAGCATTTAATCCAAGAGTTGGCAACCGGGTCAGATCAGGTATTTGCGGGGGTTGATTTTATAGTTTTAGTGGTTGAGGCTTCTACTGGATCAGAAGAGGTATCTGGTGCTGTTGATTTTGGAAACCTTATACAGGAAGCCGCAGAAGGCTCAGAAGTTGTATCTACGTCGATTGATTTTGGTGTCTTAATTCAAGAACTTGCAATTGCTGAAGACAGCCCTCTGGTTAGATTTTTGTGGGAGTTGATTAATGACAGCCAATCTGTTACATGGCAAAATGTCCAGAGCGGTGGGAATACAAGTTGGGTGGTGGTTAATACCTCTGAAACAACCAACTGGCAAAACGTCCCCACGCTAAATTAAGGAGCAAGCATGGCTTTCGTAGTCAAGGACAGGGTAAAAGAAACCACCACCACGACTGGCACGGGCACCATCACGCTTGCTGGTGCTGTTACGGGGTTTCAGTCTTTCTCCGTAATTGGCAACGGAAACACCACGTATTACACCATCCAAGACGCTCTTTCTGGGGATTGGGAAGTCGGGGTTGGTACGTATACGTCCTCTGGTACAACGCTTTCTAGGGATACGGTGCTGGAGTCTAGCAACTCTGGGAACCTCGTTAATTTTGGCGCTGGAGATAAAGATGTCTTTGTGACCTACCCAGCCGAGCGGTCTGTTGAGGCTGTAGGTTCCGGGGTGCGGTCAGACACGGGTTCGGTCTATATCAACAAGACCACGATGACCGAAGATACGGTTATTGATTCTGGCGAGAACGGGTTTGCTGTGGGGCCGCTGACGGTTGCCTCGGGCGTGAGTTTTACGGTTACTGCTGGGCAGACGTTCTACGAGATTGGTGGCACGGGTGCTACTGGAGCCGGAGGCGATCAGGTTTTTGTTGAAAACACGCAGACTGTAACGACAAGTTATTCAATCCCAAGTGGTAGAAATGCAATGTCAACCGGCCCAATAACGGTGGATTCCGGGGTAACAGTAACAGTTCCAACAGGTTCAAGATGGGTGGTGATCTGATATGGCAACAACAATAGACGGTACTGGACTAATAACTGTTGACGGAACATCTACGACACAGGGCCGTGTTCGCCTTGCAGAAGATACCGACAACGGAACTAATTACATTGAACTGACTGCCCCCGCGTCGGTGGCAAGTAATAGAACAATTACTTTACCTGATAACACAGGGATGATCATCACTACTGCGTCAACCTTTGCAGGGACTGGGCCAGCGTTTAGCGCAACAAAAAGCGCCAATCAAACTATTGCAAGTTCTTCTACTTGGACAAAGGTTACTTGGTCTGGAGAGGATTTTGATACGAACAGCAACTTTGCTTCTGATAGATTTACTCCAACTGTAGCGGGGTATTATTTAATTACTTGTATTTTGATAATAGAAGTATTAGTTGCACAAAATAACACTATGCAGGCTGCCATTTATAAAAATGGTTCTTCGTACAGGCAAATTTTTGGCCTCTCTGGACCAAGTGTAAATATGAACATTGGCAATGCAGTTGGGACAAATGGTTCCGCTGTTATTTACTTAAATGGAAGCACTGACTACATTGAGATATATGCTTTTCAAACTTATGGCGCAAATGGTGCTCAAGTAAATGCTGGGGCTTCGTTTACTGGTGCTTTAGTGAGGGCCGCATAATGACACTTTACGAAAAAATTCTTTCCATCTACCCAGAGTTGGTGGATTTTAACTTTGCTGCTGGCGTCATCATTCTTCAGAACGATTCTGACGGTCGCGGTGATTACATTGCCAAGTGGGAGCATCCAACTCTTGCAAGACCCACGCAAGAACAACTCGATTCGCAGGAGTAACAAATGTCTAAAGTAGCCATCACGGGCAACGTAAGCGGCACAGGCACGCTGACAATAGCGGCCCCTAATACGAATACTGATTACACGCTGACGCTTCCGACCAACACAGGGACGATACTGACTAATGCGACTACTACAGGCTTCCCTGCAGGTAGTGTGTTGCAAGTGGTTCAAGCCACAACATCAACTGAAGTATCAACAAGTTCCGCCGCTCCGACGTATGTAGATACAGGACTTTCTGCTTCTATTACTCCGTCTTCTGCGTCTAGCAAAATTCTTGTTTGTGTAAACCACGGCACAGTAACAAAGAGTTCAGGAAACGCTAACAACCGACTTTTTATAAGAATTATGCGAGGAAGCACTGAAATATCTTTGTTTGGTAATGGTTTGAACTATACCGCCACAGCCTTGCAAGTCCGTTCAAGTGCAAGTTTTGCGTATTTAGATTCTCCGGCAACAACATCGTCTACGACTTATAAAACTCAATTTGCAAATGGTGATCCAGCCGCTGAGGTTCAGGTGCAAACCAACAGTTCAATGTCTTCAATAATTTTAATGGAGATTGCGGCATGATTAAGAAATCTGATGCTATTCGCTCTTTGCGCCCCAACGCCGTATGGGTTCTCCGTGGTGATGAACTAGAGTGGCTCGACCAAAATCAGACACGACCAACTGATGCCGAAATTGACGCAGAGGTTGCAAGGCTGACTGCGCTTGAGCCTGCGCGTATTGCGGGCGAAAACCGCAGAGCCGCCTACATTGCCGAGGCAGACCCACTATTCTTCAAAGCACAACGAGGTGAAGCCACGATGGAAGAATGGCAAGCTAAAGTAGCTGAGATCAAAGCGAGGTTTCCGAAATGAGCGTCTTAGCCGTCAACGCAGTAACTGATGCCAACGGTGGTAACACCGCCACGATAAACAGCATGACCCCTACTGCGGATAGTTTGCAGGGCTTTCGCAACCGCATCATCAATGGTGACATGAGGATTGACCAGAGGAATGCTGGTGCTACTATTTCTACTACTGGTTACCCAGTTGATCGTTTTGGTTTGGTAGAACAAACAAGTGCAACTTTTACTGCGGGACAAAGTACAACTGCACCAGCAGGATTTACAAATTCGTTTTTATTGACTATCGGTACTGGAGCAAGTGCGACTTCAACGCAGTATGCTATTTTGAATCAAAAAATAGAGGGATATAATTCTTCTGATTTTGGCTTTGGAACGGCAGATGCAAAAAATGCAACCTTATCTTTTTGGGTTCGTTCCAGTGTTTCTGGAATATATTGCGCTTCGTTGAAAAATACAAATGGAAGTAGAACATATATTAAAGAATATACAATTTCTGCCGCTGATACTTGGGAGTACAAAATAATAACTTTCCCAGGCGATACATCAGGAACTTGGGGGACAGGTAATGGAGTCGGTCTAAGTGTGTATTTTGATTTTGGTTCTGGCTCAGGAACGCCAACTGGTACGGCAGATAGTTGGATAACAACAAACGCTACAAGAACCTCAAATCAAACAGACTTTGTAAACAACTCTGGCGCAACTTGGTACATAACAGGAGCCCAACTAGAAGTCGGTAGTGTCGCCACGCCTTTTGAGCGCAGACCTTATGGGACTGAGTTAAGTCTGTGTCAGAGGTATGCACTTAAATACAATACTGATGCAATAGTTTATGCCTTTATTGGTGCAGGATATGCTACAAGCACAACTAATGCAAATATATCGTTGCCGTTGCCTGTTCAAATGAGAACTGCGCCAACAGCAACCGCTAGTAATTTAATGGTTCAGGATGGAACTACGATTACAGCGGTTACTGCAACGGCAGTAGTAACGAACCAAACAAACTCTCTAAATGCTTTTGTTCAGGCTACTGTTGCAAGCGGATTAACCGCATTTAGACCTTATCAATTACAAACCAACAACAATACTGCTGGATATTTGTTGTTAAGTGCGGAGTTATAAAAATGTATAAATTAGGCAATACAGATAACTTAACACAACAACCAATTTGCATTTGGCGTTTATCGGATAACGCATCCATCCCTTTCGACCCCATGAACAGCGATTACGTTGAGTATCTTCGATGGCTCTCTGAAGGCAACGAACCTTTACCCGCAGACGGAGAATAACGTGGCATCGATAATTAACGCTACAGTGACAAGTCCGGGTGGATTAGTTTCCACCGGGGACAACACGAACGAACTAAAGATCCAGACTGGCGAGACCGACGCCGTTACGGTTAACTCTTCTCAAGTCGTAGCGTTTAACAACCCCATAGTGGTCGCTGGCAACACAATCTCCGCTGACAACAGCCTCGGGTTTAGAAACCGCATCATCAATGGTGACATGAGGATTGACCAGAGGAATGCTGGTGCGGCGGTGACTGCTAACGGTGCGTATCCTGTCGATAGGTTTATTGCAAATAATTCAAATGATGGTGCTTATTCAGCACAAAGAGATACGGTAGCACCAACCGGTTTTATAAATTCTTTGAAATGGACAACAACAACCGCAGATGGGAGTCTTTCGGCTTCGCAGTATGCCGGAATTGGTCAACTAATTGAAGGTTTTAATACTGCTGATTTAGCGTGGGGTAGTGCTAATGCCAAAACTGTAACATTTTCATTTTGGGTTCGTTCTAGTTTAACTGGAACATTTGGAGGCGCATTAAGAAATTCTGCGGCAAATCGTTCTTATCCATTTACTTATTCAATTTCTGTTGCCGATACATGGGAATATAAAACTGTAACGGTTGCTGGCGATACTAGCGGAACTTGGGTTACTGATAATGGTGTTGGTATCCGAGTTTTTTTTGGTTTAGGTGCTGGAACTGATTGGTCTGGAACCGCTGGTGCATGGAACTCAAACAATAACCTTACTGCCACAGGCGCAGTATCAGTCATCGGCACTCTCAACGCCACTTTCTATGTAACAGGAGTCCAACTAGAAGTCGGTAGTGTCGCCACGCCGTTTGAGCGCAGACCTTATGGGATGGAGTTGGCGTTGTGTCAGAGGTATTATGAACTGTATGACGGCGGCATTTTGTTTCTTACAAAATTAAGAGAATCAGATAGAAATCGTTACGGCAACTTCTTTCTTAAAGTAACTAAGAGGGCCTCTGCTACTATAACTTTGATTACATCAAGTACAGATGGCGGTGGGGCTATTAATGCAACAGGTGGCATTGATGGTGGAGTTTTTAGTAGTTTGTCCACAGCGGATAATCAAGCCCCAAATGTAACAAAATTTAGTGCGTCTGCGGAGTTGTAATTATGTATAAAAAACTAATCAACATATTAACAAATCAAGAGGCTCAGGTGGTAAAGCGCCTATCCGACAACGCATTCATCCCCTTCGACCCCGCAAACACAGATTACCAAGAGTATTTAAAATGGTTAGCAGAAGGAAACCAACCGGAGCCAGCAGATGAGTAGCATATCGGCAGGATTAAGTAACGGCACAGCCTTGGTCTCCACTGGAGACACGACGGGCGAACTTGTGCTAAAAACCAACGGCGGCACCACTGCGGTCACAATCGGCACAGACCAGTCGGTTACTTTTGCGGCTGGGGTAGTAACAACCTCTCCAACCGTACTGCCAGCCGGTACAGCCTCAGCCCCCGCCCTCACCACCACAGGCGACACCAACACAGGCATCTTCTTCCCTGCTGCTGACACCATAGCCTTTGCAGAAGGTGGGGCAGAGGCGATGCGTATCGACTCCAGCGGTATCGTACTGACTGGGCTTTCTTCTGCGCTTACTGTTTCGGGAGCGTCTGCTTGGCAGCAGCAATTAGCTGGAACAGGGG